CGAAATCGAATTCTAACGAATTACCGATTTCTGTCCCACTCTCTTTTTTACTTGATGTCGTCTGTTGCTACATCCGTTCCGAACCACTTCTTAGAAATCTTTTGGAATTGGCCCTTTTGATAGAGTTTTACGAAGGCTTCATCAATTTTTTTCTTCAAAGTTTTATCCGCCTTGCGCACTCCTACCGCAAAGGATTCTGTCTCAAACCCGACAGGAAAGACATTGTAGTCTTTTAAAATTCCTTCCGTCTGCAGATAATAGTTGGCATAGACACGGTCGATTAAGAGGCCATCGATCCGATCATTCTGAAGATCGATCAGCGCCTCGTTGAAACTCTGGTATTGGGTAGCCTTTTGATTTTTGATCTTATTTTTCAAGATTTTAGGATTGGCTTCAAAATCCATATAGCCAGACGATCCGGTCTGGGCATCTAATCGTTTCTCTTTGATATTTATAAAAAAAATAGCCTTTCGGCTATTCTTCTACTTTTATAAATCCAAATTTATTGAGAGGATAGAGACGTAGATTCACGACTCCTTCGATCTGATTTTTATGGATATAACCAAACTCACGACTATCTTCTGTATCTCCACGGTTATCATTTAAGACTAGATAAGTATCCGATGGTACACGACCAGCCTTGGTCCCTTTTAACTCTGATAAGAAGAAATCATCCGTATAATACCCATTACTCGTTGGAGCCGCTAGGTGTTTGTTCAGCATTTTATTCAGGTAAGGTTCTGGTGTTGCCTGTCCATTCAAATAGAGGACGTCATCTACGTAGCTGACTTCGTCGTTTTCTTTGGCAATGACACGTCCAAGGTATTCTTTTCCACCGACCTTGTATAAGACCAAATCACTGCGATCTACCTGAGCATTTCTAGTCGCTACCACAAGATCTCCAGTTTTCACAGAAGCATTGGCCATTTTATCATTGATACTAAATGGATGAAATACAAAGATTCGAAGCAAAATCAGTGCCAAAACCAGTACACCGACAATGATGACATTTCTAATTAAATCTCTCCTTGGCATGTATGTCTCCCTTCCTTTTTATTTATTATACCATGTTTTTGATCTTTAAAAAAGAGAAAGTAAGCATTAGTGAGAATTCTTGTCAACACACACCAGAAGAAAAAGAAAAACCTCGCGGTCGATCCTTTCGGACCAACCAGCAAGGCTTTAAGATCAAATTGTCTATTAACGTACTGTACGGATACGCATTGTGTTTGTACGAACAGCTTCTCCAACTGGTACACCAGCAACGATAACGATATCATCACCAGATTTAACAAGACCAGCTTCAACTGCTTTACGTTCAGCAATTTCGAACATATCATCAGTTGATGAAGGAGCATCTGTCAACATTGGGATAACACCCCAGTTCAACATCAATCCACGTTCAGTCAATTCGTCAAATGTCAATGCCAAGATATCAGCATCTGGACGGTATTTAGAGATCAAACGTGCAGTGTGACCTGTCTTAGTCAATGTTACAACCAATTTGATATCCATTGAGTTTGTAGCATCTTTAACAGCTGAAGCCATAACTTCTGTCTTAGAGTTACGTTCGAATGAAGCTGGGTTCAAACGACCATATTCTTTCAAAAGTGTTTGAGCGTTCATGTCGATTTTCGCCATTGTAGCTACAGATTCAAGTGGGTATTTACCGTTTGCAGATTCACCTGAAAGCATTGTAGCATCAGTACCATCGATAACAGCATTGAAGACGTCAGATACTTCAGAACGAGTTGCACGTGGTTTTTCAGTCATTGTTTCAAGCATGTTTGTTGCAGTGATAACAACTTTACCAGCAGCATTTACTTTAGAAGTAATCATTTTTTGGTAAACTGGAACCATTTCGAATGGTACTTCGATACCCATGTCACCACGAGCGATCATGATACCATCAGTAACTTCGATGATTTCATCCAAGTTTTCGATACCTTGTTGGTTTTCGATTTTCGCAAACAATTGAACGTGGCTGTTACCAGTTTCTTCACAGATAGCACGAACTTCTTGAACGTCTTTTGCAGTACGTACGAATGAGATCGCGATGAAGTTGATACCTTGTTCCAAACCGAAGCGGATATCGTCGTTATCGCGTTCAGCAAGTGCTGGGAAAGGAATCTTAGTGTTAGGGATGTTTACACCTTTTTGTTTAGCGATGATACCATCGTTTTCAACTTCAACAACAAATTCACGTTTTGCAGCGTCTTTTTCTACAACGCGAAGACCCAATTTACCATCATCAACCAATACTTGGTGTCCAACTTCAACGTCATCAAAGATGTCAAGCGCACCAGCAACGTTCAAAGCAATCACTTCACGAGTTGATTTAATACCTTGTTTTGTAGCAACGCGGATACGTTCACCAGTCTTGTATGAATATTCTTTAGCTTCGCCTTCGAACAATTCAGTACGGATTTCAGGACCTTTTGTATCAAGAAGGTAACCAACTTTTTTACCAGCGATTTCTTCTGCACGTTTAACAGTCGCCATACGTTCACCTTGTTCTTGGTGGTCACCGTGTGAGAAGTTGAAACGGAAAGTGTTAGCACCAGCTTCGATCAATTTAGCAATGTTTTGTGCTGAAGCTTCAACGTCAAGTTTTTCAGCCCAGTATCCATCTTCACCGAATTTTTTACCACCACGGATTTCTACCGCAGGACCTAAAGTTGCAACGATTTTTACACGTTTGTTCATGATATATATGACTCCTTTTTAAATATATCTGTCTTTTTAAGACAAGGTTAACGAATTTATGAAATAAAATTAGATTGAAGACAAGCTACGGTTCAACTCGGCAAGACCAAGATCAGCTTTATGTGGATTGTTTACCACAATCTTACCATCTTCTGTCAAGCTAAAGAGGGCTCCTTCTTCTGCTTTACCAAGGATTGGGTTTTCAACCATTTTTTCATTACGGATACCAACGGCTACACCACCGATTCCTTGTTTCAACAATTTAACAGCGTGTGCTCCCATACGTGAAGCAAGAACACGGTCACGCGCAGTAGGTGAACCACCACGTTGGATGTGGCCAAGCTCAGTCACACGAAGGTCACTTTCATCACCAGCTTCTTTCAACGCTTTACCAAATTCATCTGCAGACATCACACCTTCAGCCAAGATGATGATGTTGTGGGTACGACCTTTTGCGTAACCTTCTTTGATGCTCTCAACAACATCTTCGATCTTGAATCCTTCTTCAGGGATGATGATTTCATCTGCACCAGATGCAATCCCTGCCCAAAGAGCGATATCTCCAGCGTTACGTCCCATCACTTCGATAACGAAAGTACGGTGGTGACTAGATGAAGTATCACGGATCTTATCGATCGCGTCCATTGCAGTTGTGACTGCCGTATCAAAACCAATTGTAAAGTCAGTTCCTACGATATCGTTATCGATCGTACCAGGAAGACCCACAGCTGGGAATCCAAGCTCAGTCAAGCGCATCGCACCATGGTAAGAACCATCTCCACCAATAACGACAACACCTTCGATCCCGTGTTTCTTCAATTGCTCGATCCCTTTTAATTGACCTTCGCGTTGTGCGAATTCAGGGTAACGAGCTGAATGAAGGAAGGTACCACCACGGGAAATAATATCTCCAACAGATGAGGCGTCAAGGGGCTGAATTTTACCAGCAACCATTCCCGCATATCCATCATAGATACCGAAAACTTCCATTCCTTCTGAAATTGCTTGACGAACAACTGCACGGATGGCAGCATTCATACCAGGGGCATCTCCACCACTAGTTAAAACAGCAATACGTTTCATTTCGTTGTTTGCTCCTTTTTTTCTTTTACATTCTACGTAATTATAACACAAAGAAGACTAAAATTCTCGTATTTTTCGCAGTTTTTACCGATAAATCGTTTTCATAACGAGATTCTTTAATTCATCTTCCAATTCTTTGTTTTTCTGGACGGTATAGCCCTTCAATTGAAGAGTTTTTTTCTCGTCTTCATAGCGTAATATCACAGGATATGGGCCCGGATATTTTTTCAAGATAGAAAGAATCGTTTTATCCTGACGATGATCGAGCAACTGGATCCAGAACTTTTCATTGGTTGCCAGTTGCGCCTCTGCTAGAATCATCTGCAAGCGCCCATCACGCTCTTGTATCTTCCCTGTCAAGTAATAAAAGCCACCTTCTTTTATCAAGGAGGAAAATCGATTGTAGGTTTCAGGGAAAAGGGTCACATCCAATTTTTTCTTGGTATCACTGACTTGTAAGAAAGCCATGAGATCACCTGACTTGGTTCGAATGGTTCGAATGCTTTGTACCTCAATGAGAATGCGTGCCTGCTCTCCTTGTATGAGTTGAGAAATTGGTTGGATCTCATAGGGACTCGTTTGCCCAATCGCAACCAATGGGTGGGTACTGAGACCGACGCCAATAATGGCCTCTTCCTTCTCATATTTTTCAGCCTGGCTAAAGTCTTCCGCTTCTGTCCAGGAATAGTTAGAATCTGCAAATAAACTACCTAACTCATCGGCAAAGACAAACAAATTCGGCAAATTGTGAAGTACCTTGCGTCTATTCTTCTCAAAGATATCAAACAACCCTAGTTCTACTAAAGGCGTTAACAGAGGTAATTTATGATACTGATTGGGGAGTCGTAAAATAAAATCTTCGACACTTTCAAAGGGACGATTATCAATGATCCAATACGCTAAATCTCTCGGGAGTCCCTTGATATTTTTCATTCCCAAGTAGATTTTTCGATCCTGGAACTTATCTCTGTAAGGGATGGTATTGATGGATAATGGCGCGACTTTAAAATCAAACTGGAGAGCATCTGTCAGATAATCGCTGCTCGAATAATTGAGCATGACATCAAAGAAAACATCTGGATAATGGACCTTGAAATAGGCCATCTGAAAGGCCAAGGCAGAATAGGCATAGGCATGGGAACGGTTAAACCCATAGCCTGCGAATTTTTCCATGATCGCAAAGACCTCTTTGGCTTTTTCTTCCGTATGCCCAAGTTTAAGAGCACCTGAGACAAAATCGTCTTCCATCTGATGCATTTCAGCTGCATTTTTTTTGCCCATAGCCCGACGTAAAATATCGGCTTTCCCTAGACTAAAGCCTGCAAAACGCTGGGCAACCTGCATCACCTGCTCTTGGTAGAGCATGATCCCATAAGTGGGCCTTAAGATTTCTTCAATCGCTGGATCTAAAATCTCAACTTTTTCTCGACCGTGCTTTCTTTTGACGAAATTATCAATGTAATCACTAGCTCCTGGACGATTGAGAGAGGTGGTCGCTACCACTTCTTCGAAATGATTGGGTCTCACTCGTCTCAAGAGGCGAATGGCTCCAGCCTGTTCAAATTGGAAAATCCCCTTGGTATCCCCAGCAGCAAATAAGGCTAAGGTTTCTGGATCTTCTAAATCAATGGCTTCAATCACGATCTCTTCTTGGTACTTTTCATAGACGGCTTCCTTCATTTTTTGAACAAAGGTTAAGTTTCGCAGACCCAAAAAGTCCATCTTCAATAGACCATTGGCTTCAACCGCATGAGCATCGTACTGGGTGACAAACATGTCTTCTCCATACTTGAGAGGAATGTGATCCGTCAAATCCTGGTCACTCATCACAACACCCGCCGCATGGATCGAGGTCTGTCTAGGTTGGCCCTCAATTCTTTTGGCAATTTCAAAGCCACGTTCAAATTCTGCTCGACTATGAATCACTTGTCGAAAAGCTAGATTCTGTTCATACGCAGTTGTCAGTGTATCCCTAAAGCCAATACGCTTGGTAATGGAGGTTAATTCGTACTCTGGTACCCCAAAACGTTTAAAAACATCTCGAATGGCTTGTTTGGCCCCAAAGGTTGAAAAGGTCACGATCTGAGCCGCATGGTAACTCCCATAACGGTCTCTCACATAACGGATAAATTCTGGACGATAGATATCAGGAATATCAATATCAATATCCGGCATGGTATAGCGCTCCACATTTAAAAAGCGTTCAAAGAGGAGGTTCTTCTCCACTGGATCAATCCCTGTAATCTCCAGGGCATAAGCTACCAGTGAGCCGACAGCAGACCCACGTCCCATTCCCATATAATAGCCTTGACTCCGTCCGAAACGAAGAAGATCCCATACAATCAAGAAATAATCATCAAAGCCCATTTGGTGAATAATGTCTAATTCATGCTCCAAACGTTCTTGATAGACCGGACTAGTCAAGTTCTTTCGAAGAAGACCGGCTTGGGCTAATTCTCTCAATTCCGCAACAGCTGGTTTCTGAGGATTGAAGCGAGGCAATTTCAACTGAGTATCAATATCGTATTGAATCCCTTGGACTAGTTTTTCCAGATTTGTGATGGCTTGAGGAAATCGCTCTGTAAAATCACTCTTTAAATCCTGAGGAGTTTTTAGGACTGTTGTAGGGTCAATCGGTCCTGTTTCTGTCAAGCTTTGATTGTCCTTGATGGCTGCCAGCATCTGCATGGCTTCCACATCTTCCACCTCAAAGAAACGCACAGTATGAAGAGGGAGCACAGGGTGGCTAAACTCTTGGACCGGCGTATCCGCAAAAACTCCGATGAAGTAATCTAGACCAAGCGGCAAGTCTACACTAGCAAAAGGAGCTGGGACAATAACTGCTACGCCTTCTGTTAGGTGCTTCACATCCTCCCAATTGCTCTTCCCCATCATTTTGACGGTCGACATCTTCATCAGATTCTGGTAGCCCTTCGTTGACAGAGCGATCATCCGAAACGGAATTGTTTCATTGTCTACCTCTAGTCCAATTTCTAAACCGACCAAGGGGCTGAGCTTGTGGGCCTGACAGGCTTCGATAAATTCATAAGCACCATATAAATTATCTATATCCATGATTCCCAATGCGCCATACCCCATGCTTTTAGCCACTTGGACATAGTCTTTTATAGTCACAAGGCTTTCCATAAAGGTATAGACTGATTTGGTATCTAGCTGTGCAATCACTTTTTCTCCTCCCTCACTTGTCTATTTTTGGGACTCTTTATTGTACAAAAAAACACCACTGCTACACAATGATGTCTCAACAACGGAAGACATGGGATTCGAACCCACGCACGCTTTTACACGCCTACCGCGTTTCCAACACGGCCTCTTAAGCCTCTTGAGTAATCTTCCATGAATAAAAATATGGAGCCGGTGGGAGTTTCTAAAACTCAATCATATCACTGTTTTTAGATTTTAGGGTCTGTTTTAGGTACTGACTTCTAAAACTCCACAAGTTCAATGCTCACATTGTTAGTTTAGCATAGCTTTCAAGAAAGTTCAAGTTTTATTTTTATCTTAGATACAAAAGGAAGTTATTTAATAGGAAAAAATCTTTTATTTTTTTAAAAAAAGTTGATAAAACCTCTTGACTTTATGTAACTTTAGTTGTACAATATATACATAAGGTTAAGGAGGAAACCTTAGACAAGGAAACTAAAGAAAGGAAAAATAAATGTTAAGGCGAAGAAAAAAGCCAATCAAAGCTAAAACGAATAAGCTAGTAGTCAAAATCAACTTGTTCATCATAAGCATTGAGTGGCACATCGAATTCGGATAGTGAGCAATCACTATCCGCCCCTTGGTGGGGCTTGCTTTAATTATAACAGGTATCGTGATGAAAGTAAAATTTAATGTTAAAAAAACCACAGCTAGAGAAAAACTTGAGTTTATTTTAGGGCTTCTGCTGATCGTAGTGATCATTTGGTTTTTTGTGAGGTAAATATGTTAGTTGATATCAATGCTATTAAATGGCTGCTAGAAAATGCCACAGCCTATTCTATTAGTAAAAATTGTGGATTATCCACCCAAGCTGTAGACAAATATAAGAATGGTATTTCTGATATTATGAATATGCGTTTGAAACACGCAATTAAAATGACAGAATACGCCAATCAGTTAAAAAACAAAAAGTGATGGTTATTTAATCATCACTTTTTTTGATGTAAAGACCCATTGCTTATAGCACAGAATCAAAAAAACATAGTCATTCGATTGAGGTTACAACGGACAATTTTTAAAATGTCTATTAAAACAGAAAATAAAAAAAGCCCTCCCGAATTGGGAGGGTGTGTGTCTTATATATTATAGAGTCTCTGGCCACGGGTCGTCTGTGATGTATACTATGCTTGAGAAGCGAATATCTCCGATGTCTCGATCTGTTGGCACCGGATCGTCAAATTGCAAACGGAATTGATTGCCGTCACCCGACCCGCCCAGATACCAAGTGCCCAGCCGTTTGCCTTTGTCATTGGTGATCATACCGATTTTTGACCCAATCGGACGAAAGCCCACTGGGATTCCTTGAACGTTTAAGATAACCACGTTTCGCTCTCTGTCTGAACCTTGCGGAACGTATCCCTCCGCACCTCTGCGCTTGATACCAAACCAGCCCCAAGATAGACCGCCAAAATTGATTTCTACGGTCGAGTTGATACGTCTAAATTCCATGTAAGACGCACCAAGCACCGATTGAACGTTTTTCGCCCGAACTTTCCCCGTATCACCAGCGAGAATAACCCACTTTTCACGTCCAGCACCAGCACGTTTCTTTATCCACTTAAAGGCTCCGTTTTTAGCGGTTGTGTCGATGTAGGTTGTTCCAATATCAGCATTTAGCTCATACGGAAAACCTTGACCTTTTAATTCGCTACTAGAGCCACCAGAACCAGAACCGACTGAACGCTTCAACTCTTCGAGATCGTTTTTCGAAGCAAGCTGGCTTGTGTCAATCGTTGGTAACTTGGATCTTGTGATAAACGGATCGCCACCGTTTTGCAATTTTGTATCGATGAGAGCGTCCAGACCGAGGTCTACGTGCTTCTCCTTGATATTCGTGGTCATCTGCGCTTGTAACGTGGCATACGTTGGAAACAACTCGTAAGCTTTGGAAGTTTGCAACGCTCCGCCTTGATTAGCTTGAAGCGTTCCAATATCACGACCAATGGATTCTATAGCTTTCTTTAATTTATCCATTCAGCACCTCCTTAGAGGGTATTTTTAGCCGTTGTATAGATTTGTACGAAGTCAGTATTTTCGAGGTCGGTGAATTTTTGGCCAAGCTCTGTCATTTTAGACACAATAGCTTGGTCTGCTGATCCTGCACCATTTGCGATACGGTCAGCGATCTCTTTGAGAGTATCTAATTCTTCTGGTACTCCATCGCCTAAAATGGCAGTCTTGACACCAGCGATAGCCGTGTCTAGTTGTTGTTGTGTGATTCCAGCTTGTCCAAGTTCTGACTTGTCGGCTTTGCTTGCAAGTGTGGTTTTAATTTCCTTGATGTCGCTACCGACAGCTTGAGCAAATGATGTTAATTTTCCAGTATTTAAAGTCATAATTTTTCCTCTCTAAATTTTTGCAAGATTGTATAGTACTGTTAGGTCTGGCAACTCTTCCGTTTGTGATCCGTTTGGATGTTCAGCGATATACTTGTCAATTTCAGTTTTAACATCATTTTTTACAAGCGATAATACTTCCTCGCTTGTAAATTCGTCTGCTGAACGGGTGACGTCTAAACGTGTTGAGCGATCACTTGGGAAGATATAGCCATCACAAACGACTTCGACCAGATAAGACCCAATCGGGAGGGGCTTGCTTATTTTAAAAGTAACCTTTGATTTGTCTACTGTACTCTCAAATGTGGCCTTTCCTTTTTGATTAAAGATCCTGATTGTAGCATTTTTGCCGTTTAGATCGTTGATTGGTTGCATTTGCTCATCTAGTAGCTCATAACCAAATAGAGAGGCGGAGTCGCCTTGCTTGACGACCGCCCCTCCTTCGAATTGTTTGAGGTTTGTAGAGTTTAATCTCAATTGTCTACCTCCTTATATTTAATTTTAGTTTCCAGTTTGACCTTGCGTAGCTTGCCCACGTTCTTCAATAGCTTTAACTACGGAAGCACTAGCTTCTTCGATAGCTTTTGAGACTTCTGCACTATCTCGTGATTGGCTTTTTAGAAAACGGTCAAAGTCACCATCATCAAGGGTTAAATGTTTAGCCCCATTTGATTTCAATTCATCAACCGTACCCATGTTACCAATGCCAAATACTCGACCATTAACAACTCCGACATATCCTTGTTTTCCACTTTTGCTTCGCACTACAAAATTCATATCTTCTTCCTCTTCTTTCTTGTTGCTTCCTTCACTTCCAATAATCACTACATTCTTATCTAACCCACCAGACAAGCCTGTACTAGTGAATTGCCACCATCTTGTATGATCCATGCTAGGATAGACACCCCAATAAGGTTCTGGTCGAACCTCATAATCTGGATAGGCTGCAATCCATAAGCTGTTCGGATATCTAGCAGTAATCTGCTCTACATACACATTAGCCATCGTGTAAGGCTTGTAACTATAGTAGATAGGCTCAAAACCGTTCGCCTTACAAGTGTCCATAAATGCCAAAACAGCGTTGGTATTGGCTTGTTTATCACCGCTTGCCCCGTCTTCGTAATCACAAACCAAATATCTAGGACGTGATGGTAGATTAGCAATGAAATAGTTAGCTTCAGCTTGCGCTGTTGCTACATCTCCACCAAAACGGGCAAAGTGATAGTAACCAATGCAGTTGCTTGTATTGGTTTGTTGAGTGGCTACTGGGCTAATCCAACCAATACCCTCAGTTACCTTGATGATGGTATTGTTAGTTCCCGATGCTTGACAAATGCTAGACAAGTCTGCTGACTGGTAAGCTGATACATCGATAAAGTAATCGCCTTTGCTAAGTCCACCTTGTTCGATTTCTGAACCGTCAAACGGCAATTCAAACCAACCAACCATACGTTGGCTTGGTGCGTTCCAATCAACATAGCTGAAATTCCCTGCACTATCTAGGTTTCTGCGTACTCTCCGAACCCATCCGCCATTATAAAGAGCGTCTGCATTGCCGTCTATATTTTGCTCGATGGTTGTAACTGTTCCGTCTGCGTGTTCTGCTACTACAAAGCCGATATGCCCAAATGCATGATTTGGAGAGCAATCAGAAACGAATACTGAGCCGACAGGAGGGTTATTAGAGCCGTTAAAGCGTGTTACTTTAAGTCCTAATGCAGAAGCTCTGTCAAGTCCGTTGATAGCGTTTAAGTAGCTAAAATTGAGATTATACAATCCTTGATATTGCAGAATGTTGTCAATTAATGCCACACATTGCCCGCCATACGGGTTGGTTGGCACGGTAACACGTTGATTGACTACGCTATCTAACGTATCTAATAATTGTTTTTGAGTAGTCAAAAGACCGCCTCCTTTTATTAATCTTGATGAGGTTCTTCGTATCCTAGCGCACGACTTGAATCGCTCAATCCTGTAGTCGTTGGGTCATTTACGACACCGACAAGCACAAGGAACGCAAACAACACATTGACGAATACCAAGATTTTATCAATCGTTTGCCCAAATTCTATCTTGATGCCAAAGATATCAGCAAATGCTTGAAAGAGTAATGCCAAGGCTGGCACTAAAGCAAGCCAAAAGTTTTTATTTTTTAAACGTACATTCCAGTTGATTTTCATAGTGTTACCTCTTAATTATTTTTTGTTTTGAATTAATGCTTTAAGTTCCTTCATATCCTCGCTCAAGGCTTTGACCTGCTCTGCGAGGATCAATAGAGACTTATTCTGTTCATCGTGGTTGTCGAGTCGTCTCACTGCTGTCAGACGAAAATCACGCATGTTTTCGATGTCTTTTTCGATCACGACCATGCGTTTCTCTTGTGCCACGACACTTCCTTTAAAATTTCCGTAAATTCCAAGTAAGATCCCGACAAAACCGACCATCATCGAGATGTCCTCTGGTGTAAAGTGGATCATAGATCACGCCCCTCTCTTGTTAAAGTGTTGGTTGTGGTGTAGCTGTAGCCACTGGTTGAGTTTCAAGGTCGCCAGAAGGTTGTCCTGGCTTCTCTTCCTTCTCTTCTTTTGGTTTGGTCCACTTCCAAATGCCGATTTTGCCATTTTGATAAAGGCTGTTCAATTGATCCAAGGTTTCGCCTTGGTAAGTAAATGGCTCATTCACTTGGATCATGATGCGTTTCCCTTCACCAAATGCTTCTGTGTGGCTTGGATCTTCGATGGTAAAGATCTCTTGTGGTTGGTAAGTCTTGCCAGATTGACCAAGGTCTACCAACTCAAGACCACGTTTAAATACAGTAGGATCAAGTGGATTTTCAACATCAGTCACACGGACCAAAACGTTCCACTCTGCCACTTCCTTGATCTTCTGGATTTGGTTTGCTTTTTCTTCGTTGTCCTTGGTGAGAGCTTGAATTTTGGCAATGGCGGCATTGTTAGCTTCGACAGATTTATCTAGCTCTTTCTTGATTGCTACGACTGCTCCAGATGTATCAAGTTCCATGCGGACAATGTTCAATACTGCTTCAACCAATGTTGCATCATCTTCGGTCATGCGGTTGGTTGGCAAAATTTCCTCAAATACTCGATATGGAAAGTCTTGCTTGATTGCTACCTTGGTAGTGTTAGCTACTGCATCGTATGATTTAAATTGTACTTTGTAATCCATTATTAATTTACCTCGTTTTTGTTCTTGATTTCTTCAAAAAGATCCTTCAAGTCCTTATCTGACTCTAGGACAGAGCGATAGCTCTCAACTTCCTGAGCAAGTTGCGCTACAAGTTGCTGTGACTGTGTCAATCGTGCCTTAAATTCGGCTTCGTTGACTGTCTTATTTGCCAATTGGTTGGCTAAATCAGTGATGATTGCTACGTATATATTTTCTTCCATCTATTTACTCCATTATATAATGTGATCTCGATTGTAAGAGAAGGTGTCTAGCATGCTTTGCACTTTCGCTTTCATTGCACCAGTCATATTAATTTGACCAAGGGCGTGTGCCCACAATTTCCATAGTGCAGCTACGCTTTCATCCAAACGGATAAATTCGGTCGGGCTGTCTGTATCTGACTTTGTTTTTTTGGGGATAACAAAATGCCTGCACCAAATTTCTGAGTTTTTCTTCCAAATTCCTGGAGTTAATGTCTGGGTTACTACACTAAAATTCCAGCCATCATCACCTGAAGCATGACGCATGTGGTTGTAGTCTCCGTATTGAAAAATTTTATCAACCCCATTGTTTGAATTATTGTCGATCACAACTCCTGCAAAAGAGACAGAATTCCAATTTTTCGAACCGTTCCGATTACTGCCAATAATCGTCCTCGAATGTTTCTGATTCTGTTCAATGCTAGACTCGTATCTTATAAAGTGTGTTGGATATCCTGCATCTTCCCTCACGATAGCCGCTGTATTACTTGACATAGTTAATTGATTTTTAACTAAATCAAACAGAAGGGATCCATCTGATGACTGTATGCGATCTCCAGTAAAGCGATTTGCAGAAATATCAATCGAAGCTAGTTGTGTGATAAAGGCTTTTTGGGCCATTAATTCCCTGATGAATGCCTGATTAGTTACCAACTTGTTGATCATGGCAGAATCTACTAGCATTTTATCAGCCGTTACTGAGTTTGAGGCTAAAATCGGTGTGGTGACTGATCCAGCCTTCATGTGCCCAGTTTCCACGCTCTCGCTTGCAATGTGACGACCCAAAATAGATCCATCGACTACCATGTCCCCTTTTACTTTAATCAATTTTGCAATTAAAGCAATAGACTCTGGCTCTTGCACCATTAAGGAGCTGATCGTTCTCCCGTTAATACTCTTGCCAGCACCGAAGGAAATTTGACTTGGTGTGATTTGGATATCCGTTTTTCTCAACATATCACCAATTTGGTTTGTGATTGTTGTAAACTGTCCATCAATACCTTGTTTGAATTCAGCAAGTTTTGAACTAATTTTAGAATCAGTTGATGTTGAAATGGTTTCAAATCTTCTGGTGATTCCGGCTACATCTTCGGTATATTGAGCTTTAGCAACATATCCTTGTTCAAGAATCTGCCTTGTTGCTTTTAAAGCATCTACAGCAGCTTTCTCAGAATAGGTCAGCATGCGCTGTTCAAGTTCACCGGTTGGACCAGTCTTAGTCTCTAATTTTGTTAATTGAGTAGAGAGACCTTGAATAGTCTGCTCAAATGTTGCTTGAGCTTGCTCCACTAAATAATTTTGATCTTCTGGGGCAGGCTGCCATTTACGGTCATTGTTGCCTTCATAAAAATCAAGCTCGGTCATAAATAGACCGGCCCATCTGCCATTGTCATTTCCAACATATTCAAATTGCAAGTAGCCATCGTCAAAATCACCTACGCTAAACTTAAATGATTTTTTAACAGCCATAGTGCTATCAAAAATCGGGTTGCTGTTTTTTTCAAAAATTAATTGTTTTTCTTCAAAATCCGCTGTACTCCCCTTTTTACGTTTACAAAAATATACTTTAAAACTCTTTGAGTTAGCGTCAAAACCGAGCATGTTGAGCATATAATCAGCGTTACGTTTAACGATAAAACGTGGACTTTGAACAATTGCTCCTGGCCTTAGTGAGAACATTCGCTTTTGACCGTTAAAATAAAAGACGTGAGCTGTAAAACTCATCTTTCCATTTGTTTCAGTCCAATATTTCAGTCCCTCATCTGCCCTTGAGTTCCTGAGCATGTTAGGACCACCACTGACACCAATTGAGGTAAATTCTTCTTTGACACCATTCACCGTCTGTTCAACATAAGAACGATCTGCTTTGCCATTGGCCACGTTGGTCAGATCAGAGATGGCTTTTTCAGTCGTCTGCTCAAATCTGGATTGTGCGCCTTGGATCCCGACAAATTGGCTTTGTGTTTGAGCCTTGAAATCATTGATCAGCTTCTGGATGTCTTCATCACTGGTCTTTAATTGGTCAGTTGTAGCTTTCAAACCTTGCATCTTCACTTCGATGCCATTGTATTGAGCTTTAAACTCTTCTACAATTTCATTTTTATTAGCTTGATTTGCTGCATTGATCTTCTCAGTGACTTGAACTGAAATTTCTTGTTTGACTACTTCAGCTTGTGCTTTTGCTTGCTCAATCCCGTCTGTTATTTTATGTTCCAGCTCTTTTGCTTGCTTGTCATACTCAGCATTAGCATTATCTACAAGCTTCTGCACTTTCGCTTCGTATTCAGCATCATAAGACTTCATTTTCTTATCAACGGAGTCGTTGACCATGCCTGAGATAGAGTCTGCTAAAGTTCTTGTTACTTCACCAAATCCGATACTGATAAGTTTGATACTCATTGGATTAAACTTGTATTTCGTGATCTTTTTTCGCAAATCGACATCGTAGTCCTCGTGGAAGAGGCTCACGATATCAAATATGTGTACTGGTTGATCTGCTTGGCCTACAACATCAATCTCAAGGCTTTCTTCGATCATGTCGCACAGAGTTTCACGGAAATAGCGCTTGCCGTATTCCTCAAGCGTTTTTTGATCCACAACATCCTGATCTTGTACTTCCATATCTGCTTCGTAGATATGCTTGTATTTATTGATCAGTGGGCTATCAATGGTCACGGTTAGGATTTGATCTTTCTTACCTTCCTCGTGAGCTTCGATAACCTTTTTAAAATGGATCCGTGTTCTCAGTTCTTTAGTGGATTTTGATTCTTGGAACGACTTCATGTTTTTTTTATAGGCAAACAATGATTCGTTTTCGATTCCACCGTTTTCCAACAATCGGACACTGTACTTATCCCGGACGAGATCCCCACCCCACTGCCCAACGATGGAATGCTTATCTTTTGCCAAGGCTTCCATCGCTGAGATATCTTTAAGATTGAGGGTGTGTTTTGACATCACGTCAGAAAAAAAGGTGAATGGTGTCTCCCGTTTGAATCCAGCAACAAGCGCATTCATCACTGTTGCTCCATTCACTCGATCTACATTAATTTTATTGATGGAATAACCATTTAATAATGTAGCTACTTGATTAGCATATACAGTGACATGTCCGTGTTGCTTTTCGACTTCGAAGATAGTAAAGTACTGCTCTCCGTGCAAGTCATCAGCAACTAATTCTGTTTCTGGAGTTAACAATGCCCATTTTGGATCTGATGTGGGGAATTTAAAGGTAAGCTGATAAGTGCTGTTAGCTTCCTGGACGATATCGGAACTAAAAGCTTCGTTAAGAGGGAAATTACCCTCTTGCAGATAGATCATACTTTATACCTCCAGTTCCCTTTGATTGTGATTTTTGAGACGGTACCTGAAACTGCAATACCAGAAGTGCCTGGAGCAATTTCGAAGAACCCACCTCGTTTTCTCAAGGTGTTTTTAAGATTTCCATTTTTGTCATAGACATTTTGTTTTTTATGACGGCAATCAATTGTTGCTTTAGTGTCAATCGTAAGTTGCATGGTTTGCTTCCCAATAGTGAGAGAAACATCACCATTGCCTTCGATTGTGATGACGGGTTCAGAATATACCGTTCCTGGATTGTTTACTGTACCGTTACCTACCAAAGTGACTGCGGCATCATTATTTAAGTAACGGAATGGATGCATCTTTAACTTGATTTCTAAAGTCCAAGCATGCAAGCCGTTTTGTTTAAATGATGCGTTCTGGAAATCAGCATAAAAAATAGAGCCTGGTCGATGACTAAACTCTATTTTATTTTCCTCTGGTTTGAATTGATTGACAATCATTTCGATTTCACTTGTTTTGACAACGTATAAACTTACTGTCTTATCGTACCCGTCATAAGCTCCATCATAAAGATTATAATCTCCATTTGCCCCGTAAATCGTATTTGATTCGACCCTTGGTGTTGCTGTCTGGTCTTCTCCAAAATCTGTCACATAGCAGTTTGGGATTGATCCAGTGTCAAATCCATTTATAATCATGTTAAACATTAGATTCCCTCCCTCGCCATTATTTTAGAATATCTTTGATAGCTGTTTTGCGCTAAAACATCACCGTCCAGATAGGTTTCTGACGGTTTTTCAAGGATAGCAGTAAGGATCTTTTCTAAACTTGCTCTCAGAATTGCGATTTCAGCAACGATATTTTCACCACTGTAGCTATTTCCGGTAGAATTATCTTTAAACGAAAATTGCTTGCTAGCATTTTTGATTTCTCGCAAGAATTTAGCATCTTCTGGGATTCCGACCCCTGCAGCATATCTTGGAAAACCGAGATTTTTCATCAATCGTTTAGTTCTATCAGCTCGCAATACTTTGGATCCACGAGGCAAGTTAAGTACAACATCCCGTCCATCTGGTATAAATGAGCTTCCGTCTGGTAATGTTACCATTTCTTTATAGACTGCATTTCGCTGGTCGTTAACCATTGCAAGACCACCTTCGTGGAAGTTCGTACCTTTTTCGTGTCTTGATCCGAAAACACGGGAGAATGAGTTGACCACTTTATTTACTACTTCTGTAGCAGTGATAGTCGTGTGGTGACTTGTTGGAATACCGTTGATAGCATTGGTTGCACTGTTTGCAGCATTAACCGCACTAGTGCTATCGCCTGTTATGGACTTAGTTGGGCTTGGTGTAGCGTTCCAAGCGTTTTGATTATCAATCGCTTGTCGTGCAGCAGTGATAGCACCAGTTGGATCACCTAATTGTGGTTTAACAGGGCTTGGAGTGTTATTCCATTCTTGCTGTTTGTTAATCGCTTGCTGTGCAGCATTATTCGCATTGCTTGGATCAGCGGTAATTTGTTTTGTTGGTACGTTAAATCCGTTATATAATCCTAAAGCGCCCATTGCTTGGTTAGTTCCAAGCGTTACACCGTCTGGAGTTGCAATCAAGTCCGTCTTATGGTCGGTAGGTAGTGTTAAGATGCTAGACATCGCACTAGCGATAGCGCTCTTGGTCTTGTCTTCTGCATCCAAGTTGACTACGTGAGCCATACCAGTTAACGAATCAACTGCCAGTTTTACACGTTCAGCCTTATCGCTCGCAGCATCTTTTAAGATCAGTTCTTTCTGCTCTGGTGTGAGTGTATTCCAACGCTCAATGATCGCAGTAGCACGTTCACCCGATGATAGGAAGTCAGTATTCTTCATTAAGAGTTCTTTAACTTCCGCTGGCATAGCATTGTATTGTTCTAACAATGTTTTATTATCAAGGATGGCTTGCATACCTTGATTGTTGCCTACGACCAATTCTTTTTCTGCTGGAGTTAGGCTATCCCATTTACCGACTTCAACCAAGGCTTCACCAATAGTCATCTTAGCATTTGTTTCAAGATTGGCATGTTTGAGAATAAATTGCATATTCTCCCAGCCGTTCTCAGCCTGCAATGCTTTTGTGACTTCTTCCTGAGCATTTGTCTTGACTTGTCCAGTTTTAGGATCAAATACCATTCCGTTCCACAAGAGATTTGCATCTCTTGTCTCTTGTGACATATTCTGTACACTTTTAGCCACAAGACCAGATGAACGACCTACGATGTCGGCAAACTGATCTGCTTTTGCCATCATCTTGTCGTAATCAAGGCCAAGTTCTGCCCAGCTTTTTCGTAATTGGCTAAAATACAACTCACGTTGTCGATCATCACCAAAATTAAGAGGGACTTTTTCGCTAAGTTTCTTTTGAAGAGCAGCATACTCACGGCCAAATGCTTCCATTTTGGACTTGTGTTGAGCACTTAACTCTTCCATTTTTTGGTTATATTCGGCTTTATTGATAGTTCCTTTATCGTACTCTTCTTTTAAAGCTTTTGTTTGATCTTCGTAAAGTTTGATCTCATCTTTCAACCATTTAGCAACGACTCCTGATCCTTTCCGTAGCTGGGTTTCGTTCAAATCGTTAATTTGACCGTTCATCGCTTTGATGATAGCTGTACGCTCATCTGCAGAAAACTTCTGCATTTCCAGTTGTTTGTTGATAAATTGATTTTCGTAGTCGTAAATGAGAGCTTGTTCTTCACGAGTGATCTTACGTTTTTTGTCAGACGCATTTTGATAGATCTGGATGATCTCATCAGTCATTGTCTGTACATTTTTCTTCTGCTGTTCTGCTTGTGCTACAGCACGTTTTTGGACTTCTTCAGAAGCTCCAATTTTCTCAAGGTTTTTTTGAGTTCGTTGGAGATCTTTGTCAATTGCCTTTTGCAGATCACTTGACAGTCCCTGGACACTCTTACGGACGTTTTCAACGGCCTGGGATCCACCGGTTCCGAATCCAATCATTGCTTGGTGGGCATCATCGATCCTAGATTTTAACTTCGATAGTTCTTCAGCCTGGACCTTGTTTACCGATGTCCCCCATGTCCTTGTCCTCTCGTCTGCATCTGCCATTTCTTTTGCCACTGCAGCAATCACACCAACAGCAACACCACCTATCAGGACTCCCCAAGTAACAGGGTTCCCAAGCAGTGCAATACCTTTTGCTAATAGACCAGTAGAAGCTACTGCACCTTCTGCAGCAGTACTTGTCGCAGTGATACCAGTAGTTGCGGTTTTAAATGCAGAAGAAAGACTGCTTCCTTGTTTGAACAGTTGGAAGGTCTTCCCTAAAATAGAAAGTCCACCACCGACTTTCCCAATACCTTGAGTGAGGAAGCCGATACCTTTAGTAATTCCTCCAATCACTCCGATACCTTTACCGAGAATTGATAAGGCTGGGCCTGCGCCTGCTGCAAGTAATCCCCATTTAATGATATTCTGTTGCTGAGACTCGCTCATTTCACTAAATGCCTTGGCCATGTCCGCCAATTTTTGGACCCAAGGTTTTGCAGCTTGCAAGCCAGAGTTCATTGCTTTCAGAAGCGGTCCGCCAAATTCAATTGCCAAATCAGTAATCTGGTTTTTAAAGATTTTTAATTGAGATTCTGTAGTCTCATAGCGCTTTTTGGCTTCGTTCGTGAGGGCTGTATTTTCTTTCCACGCTCCATTTGCAGTTTTTAAGGCTCGTGATAGCAAGTCTCCAGCACCAGCCATACGTTGCATAGTATCTACTTCTTGAGTTGATTTGATACCCAGTTCTTTTAAAGTTTGGGTTACATCTCCACCAGACTGCTTGACTTTTTTCAATCCGTCAAGAAATGCTAATAAGGCGATTTGTGGTTCTGTTTTCCACTCATGAGCAAAGTTTTGAGCGCTCATTCCAGATACTTTCGCAAATAATTCTAGCTTTTTACCACCAGAAAGTACTTGCGTGTTGATTTTTTGCATGACACGAGAGAATGAGCTACCCCCTGCTTCTGCGTTAATACCCACGGAACTCATAGCAGTTGCTACTGCTAAAATCTGCGGTTCAGTCAATCCTACCAGATGCCCTGTACCTGCTAACCGCAAGCCCATTTCCAGAATCTCAGATTCAGTTGTTGCAAAATTATTTCCGAGGTCAACAATGGTTGATCCTAGTCGTCTAAATTCAGATTGTGGCATCTGAGTGATGTTTGCAAAACGGGCCATTGCGGTAGCAGCTTCATCAGCAGTCAAGTTGGTAGATTCACCGAGGTCGATCATGGTTTTCGAAAAGTCAACAATGTTTTCTTTTTTGATCCCTAACTGACCTGCCGCTTCCGCTACTCTCGCAATGTCCGCAGCACTCGCTGGCATTGTTTTAGATGCCTCCCGAATAGCATTTGACATCTTCTTATATTCGCCCTCGGTAGCGTCAACCGTTTTTCTGACTCCAGCGAAAGCAGACTCATAATCTACGGCAGCCTTAACTGCAAATCCTGCGCTTGCAATCAATGGAGCTGTCACACCTTTGGTTAATGTTCCTCCAAAGTCGGAAACTTTCTTGCCAAATTTTTGGATGTTATCTCCATTTTTTACAAGGTTCTTCCCAAAGTTTTCCATTTTACCAAAAAAGCTATTTTCACGTCCAACAGCTTTCAAGGCTTGCTCTACTTTGTAGAGTTGTCCTTCCATTGCTGATAATTTTGCATTTTCTCTCTCAATATCAGCAGCAGCTTTGTCAAATTTAGCAGATCCAGGATCGAGCTTGTCGAAGTTCTGCTTCATTTGATCGAGTACTTTCTTTTGTGCTTCAATGGCCTGTCCTAAAGACTTGTATTTTGCTTTTAGGAGTTCTGTACTCTTACCATTGTTTTTCAATGTGCTATCGAGCGCTTTGACATTATTTTGGAAATACTTCACAGCGTTCTTTGCACTTGTTAAGCTAGGATTGAACTTTGACACGTCCAGCCCTAGTTCTATGTACATTTGTCCTAGTGGCGTTCCACCTGCCATTTTTCCTCCTTTTACAAACAAAAAAAGCCCAAAGAGGCTTTATGCTTCCATTTCTCCAAAAATGTCAGCTAGATCTAAAGACGCATTTTCGGTTTGATCTTTTTCAAGATCAATAATTCCGATCAGATCTTCCCAGCTTAATTCCATCACATCATGGACATTCATATTATATGGTCCATCAGCAACTTCTTTAACGAATTTGTAGAAACGTTTTAATGCGTTTTTAGGATCTATTTTTTTCCCTTTGGGTCTACATCACCCACAAGATGAGCATAAATTTCCGTGAACACTTCGATGATTTTTGCAAAATCAGTGTGTTCTAGTAATTGCTCTACTGTCACATTTTCAAATAGTGACGCAATGAAGCCTAATTGTTGGTCCAATTTTTCGACTTCTGTCTTATCTGATGTGAGTGAGTCGTTTAATACAAGGTAATCACGATAATCACGAGTAGTAATTTCTTTACTAGAGTAAAGTACATCTTCTCCAGCTTCGTTCTTCATGGTAAATGTAATTTTTGACATTGTTTGCCTTTCTATAATTAAAAAAGCACCGAATGGTGCTTATTTCATTTTGTCCAAGTTTTATTTAAAAATTCAATTTTATTGACATCATTATCTGAATGGTCATTATCCATCGCATAAAATATAGCTATGGTTGCCTCTTTCCCGGCTTGTATGACGACACTTTTATCCGATTGAACAGAAACGGTATCATCGTTAGACATAACGGAATCATAAGCAAGATAATTGCCTTTGTCATCGCTCGCAAGGAATTTACCTGGATTGAATTCAATATTCGATGAGTCGTTATTTTTTATAGTCAGTGTTGCCGTTACTGGGATGAAACTTTTAGAGTCATGGTTCATCGCAAGCATTCCGGAAGTTTGTTTTTTCGGTTCGCTGACAGCAATTTGAGTTTTGTCGAAAAGAACTCCGTCCCCAAATTTGTAGCTAGTCAATGAATTCATTCCAAGAACGAAATCATTTGCTTCCAGAAATAAATCGTGATCTACGTTTGATACGTATGTAGAGAGCTTATCTTTTACCATGACAGCTCTGTCCTTCTCTTCCTTTACGCTCTCCAATTCCTTGTGTGTCTTAGAAAGTTGGTTGTTAGAATTTACGAGCATAATAGCAAGTACAATGGAAACTAGAGTGATCATAATTGTTAATGTTATTAAAACTGTATTTTTCTTATTTTTCATAGTAAAAACCTCCACAACTTATTATATCAATAATTGTAAAGGTTTACAATGATATAAAGATAAATAAAGGGGCTAAATGCCCCAATTATTATCCTGCTGGTGCCATACCAAGTTTTGCTTTCAATTTCTTGATTTTTGCTTCATCACTACCGAAGTACATTGTACCGTACTTGTTCTTAGTTTGCTCATCAGTGCTTGCGCCTGCAGCAAATGATACATCTGTAGTAGCAAGCTCATCAGCCTTATCTTTGATCGTGTTAAGATCAATTGCGTCCATTGACAGATTTCCTTTGTAGAATCCGTAGTAAGCTCCACCACCATCGGCAGTGTTTGATTCGAGCAAGATCGCAACATCTTTTGAAACTGTATCTGCCCCGAAATCGAGGATGTCATCATCGTTTTCATAGCCAAGCGCTTTGACGTAAAGTGCTACTGGGATATCCAAGAGACCAAGATCTACTTTGACATCTCCAACCCCACGGTTGTTCACATGATAAGCGATGTTGCTTCCAAATGTTTTTGTAGGGTCAACGGCAAGACCAGAGATTTTTGCGGTTTGAGTCGCACCTTCTCCTTTTTTACCTTGGATGATAAAGAGGTTTTCTCCCTCAGTTGGGGTTTGATTCCCATCCAAAATGCGAACTGTAAGGCTTTTAAAACCAACTGTAGCAGTTCCTTGTTTTTGTTGTGTCATATTAAATTTCCTTTCTAATAATCGTCATACAGCTTGCTCTTCCCTTTGTAAGTTCTGGCATCTGCATAGCGTTTGATTTCAGGGATCCATTCATCTAGACCCCCAGCAATTTGATAGAATCCTTGTGATTCCAATACCTTTTCGACTAACCCTTGCAGTTTTTTGCATTCAATTCGGTTAATCGATTCAACGTTTATCTGATAAAGAAATGTTTTCGAAAAGCTTGTATTACTTCCCTGGTCACTTTGGGTAGGTGGCCCTAGTGGGATAATAACAATACTCGTCTGATTTGTTGGTAAGGTTTCAGGACGCTCAAATGATTTGATAGTGATCTTAGAAAGTTCCTCATCGCTCATCAGAGCATCATATATTTCTGACATCTTGTCTTTAATCATCCAAGCCCTTCTCCTTTCAATTTAGTTGCTAACCGATATTTAAATTTTTCTTTGTTGGCTTCCGAAAATCTTCGGATAACACCGAATCCTCTTGGATGAGCCTTTTTGGCATATCCAAATTCGTTCAAATGTTCCAATCGCCAACGTGAGCCAGCACCAAAACCGAGCTTAACCATTGGCACTCCTTCGAAAGCACCCGTTACATTTCCGACTGTTGCGCTTTCAATTGTTTCTCCGGTCTTTCTAAAAACTTCTAGAGCGACTTGAAAGTCTTCGAGTGTTTCATTTGCTGCGCCTTTCAAGGCTCTATTTGCAGATCTTCTCACTTTCGCATCGCCAAGCTTTGCTTCTAAATTCCGGATGACTTCATCGAAGCCTCTTAATGTAGCACCACTAGTCATTTGACCCACCAATAACAACAATTAAATAATCACGGTTGTCATAATCGGGGCGAACGTCAATGATCTGCCATTTTTTATTTTCTAATCGGTGATCATTCACTTGTACGAAATGATTATTATCAGGTTGATAGCTTGTTAAAGGATCTCTTATTTTTAAGGTCATCTTTGCAGTCATAGATTTTCCTGTCGAAATTTCGATATCCTTTAAACTAGGTGAGTAGACTTTTGCAAATGTATAAAATACTTTTTCAAAACTCACATCCCTGCCATCTAATCCTTCAAGTACTTTTGAGTTATAAAACTCTACTGGAGTTCTTAATTCGCTTGTATTGGTTTCTGGTTTCTTGTATTTAAACTCAGGCTTATTCATCTTCCACAACTACATCTTCGTTTAGATTTTCCGAAGCTACTAAATCATACTCTTTAACAAAATCAGGTAATTTCTTCATCAATTCGTTTTTTCGATCATCATCAACTTCAAAAATGTCTCCAACGTGTCGAACGACATTTTCTTTTAAGTCGAAGAAATCTTGGATTGTTTCTAGCACTCTTTTCCTCCTATTGGGTGGTTTTGAAGTGACAACTCAAGGAGCTCTCCTTGAAAATTTGCGAAGAAAAACTCGACCTGATCATTGTACAGATATCTTGCACGCTCCAAAACAAGCTCTTCAGTGCGAGAATCTGACAAATCAAAAGCTCCTGTTAAGTCGAGAATTGCTTTCTCGGATGAAGTCAACATCCTTGAAAGATTCCCGTCTTCGGCATCATGAAAGATTTTCATCCGCTCCTTGAATGCTCCCAGAAGCGGATGAAGTTGTTTAGTTTCTCCCATTCGGTGTCACCACCTATTATTTAATTTTCAATACCCAGACAGCAGCAGTCTTTTCATCGTGAGCCTTACCATAAGCGAATTGCTTAGCAGTGTAGAGGTTCAAGTCTTCGAGGGCATAAGTCTCAGTAAAGCGACCAAACTCGATTCCACCACCTACGAATGCATCATAGCGACCTTTGACGAATGTAGTCACTTTACCGGCAGTTTGAGCAACTGACTCAACTAAGATCAAGTTGTACGGCATTGCAGTCACATACGATCCTTGAGCGTTCAAGGAAGTGTATTGTTTTTTGACATCCCATGCATCCGTTGGGTTGACTACCATCACGACATTTCCTTCAACTGCCACTGGAGTTCCGTCAGACTTAACAGAGTGATGTTTGTACACCGCAGTCAACTCTTTGACAACAGTTGCAGAGTCAGCAAATGTAAGGTTCGCAGTTTGGGCCTCTTTTTCTGCAAAAGTTGTTTTATTGCCAGCCGCAGTTCCAGTGAGGGTACGAGAAAGACCGATAGGCTTGCCGTCTCCGTCACCGTTCAAGAAGGCTGCTTCCAAAGCGGCAGCGAACGCTTCTGTGATTTGAGCAGAAACGAATGATTGCAACCAAGCAGGGCCAAATTTTTCAGAATCTTTAGGAATGACTACGAAAGCTGTCAATTTGTTTTGAATCGCTTCTTCTTCGTTGAAGGTTTGTTTCAATTGGCCTTGAATTTCCCCATTGATCTTGCCCCAAAGAGCTGTTCCAGTTTGAGTAGATTTGAGGAATTTAAGGCGGATGCCAGCATTGCGCAAGCCGATATGTTGCAAGAGAGGGCGAGATTTTACCATATCGTCAAAGATACGGTCAACAGTTTCTTGAGGGAAGAGTTTTTCTACTCCTACAGGAGCAGTTTTGTCGATGTCGTTGAAGAATTCACGAGCTTCCGCAGTCAATTTAGCATCATAAGGGTTCATTGCTGAAACTTCCTCATGAGCGGCATTGCGAGCTTGCTCCATCATTTCATTTGTCATCGACTCGATCATTTCATTGTAGAGTTTCGCTTGTTCTTCTTGTGGTGCGCCATTTGTTACAGCGTTCAAAAAGTTCTGGCGAATTTCATTGAATTTGTTTGATAATTTCATTGTCATTAGTATTTTCCTTTCTAAAATGCAAAAAGACTGAACCCTTTCGGTACAGCCTCGTTTGTGTTATTTTCTGGACTTTCTGGTAGGGTGAATCTTTTCTTTACAAATTCACTATTTTCAAAAGTCTCTTCTGCAATCTGTCGAGCTTCCAGCTTATTAGCTACCAGCTCAGCAATTTTATCAACATCAGGGGTCATTGCTGACTTCATTTTGTCAATAAAATCATGTGGGATCATTGGAGTTTCACTTGCAGCGAATGTAGGAGCAATTTCTCCAGCAAACATGATCCTGTCAGCAAATCCTTGATTTACTGCTGATTCAGCATCAAACCAGGTAGTCTTGTTCATCAGATCCAATAAATCATCTAATGCTTTTCCAGTTTTATCAACATAAGCATTTGCGATTGACTTATTAAAACCTTCAAGCACTCCAGCTTCATGAAGTAGAGTGTTGTGGTCTCCGTCAACTCGTGATGACACGTTATGGATCATGATTTGAGCAGTAGGGCTAATTTCTACTACATCACCAGCCATTGCGATAACGCTCGCTGCGCTTGCAGCAATTCCCACGATTTTAACAACTACTTTCCCTGAGTAGGCCCGTAATGCAGTATAGATTTCGCTACCTGCATATACATCTCCTCCCCCTGAATTGATGTGAACTTCGATGTCCTCACCAGTTTCCGGTAATACTACAGTTTTAGGAGCGGTACAGTCCCAACCAAACCAATCATAAAGCCAAACATCATCGTTTGACACGATTGTTCCTTTAATCGGAATCACTTTCATCTTCTTTCTCACCTCCCTTCTCTACATCCTCACCAAGTTGATAGTTCTTAGTGATCAGAGGCTTGTCGCCCCACGGTACAGCTTCAAGACCAAGTTCCTCACGGACCTCATTAATAAGCATGGAACCAGAAGAAATCAGCTTGTCAATACTTTGAGCAAGAGAGAATTTATCTCTTTGTCCTTCACCGACAATGACAAGGCGCTTATTGTCTTTGTATTCACTTTTGCTGAGCAAAGCAAAGTTCAAACCATCGCTCATTTTCTTCACAAGCGACTGGTAGCAATAGCTATTAAACATCTTCTGACTATTTTCCAGATTAGCCATGTCCCCATGCATCAGCGCAGTGGGAATTCCTAAGATGTCAGCTACCTCATCATCAAATTGCCTACGCAGCTTTTTGAGTTCATCTACGGATAGATTTGATGTACCAGTAGTGTTTGTCAGCTCAGAGTATTCCATTCCCTCTTGAGCTGGGACAATCGCTACTGTCTTTGTCGTAAATGATTTAAAGAGGCCGTCTGCATATCGTTGCATCTTTTCTCGTTTTGATTCATCAAAACTTGCATTCGTTCTAGTGCTGAGTACTCCACGAATCTGATTGTTTCGTGCAAGTGCTTCGACTAGTCGGGTGTGTAGTTTTTCATAATCGTTAAAGAGTTGAGTGAAATATTCTTGGAGACGATTGTTGTTGTACTGCAAGAAAATGACTTCATTCATCTTGAATGGTTTCTGGAAAGTATAGTTTTGACAACTCACAGATGTGAATGTGTCATCGAACACAGCATATTTCTGTCGGATGTACGAGTCAGCAATCAATAACTGATCATCATTCGACAAGAAAATTAGTACTTCGTTTTTGGTTAATAAGCGATAAACCGCCTTTTGCCAAAACTCAGAAGCCGATTCATTCTTATTGGGCCTTACATTTAGCAGATAATCCCAATCAGTAGCCTTCTTTTTCCCATTATCGATGAATTTGAACTCAGATCTCGCAAAGATGCGGGCTACAAATTCAGCAGCCTTGTCAATCGACAGGCTCTTTAGTTGCAGATTTCCAAAGATCCGCTCCAGCTCATCAAATTCAAAACTTGGTTCCGGAACTTCTCGCTTGAATAAATTTAGCCATCCCAAGGCACCTCCTCCTTTCTAAAATTTTATGCCTACCACCCACCCGGATATTTTTTATCGTTTAAAGAAAGACTTTTTGGAGCGTTTCAATTCCTTCTTGATTGATTCAAATTCTTTATTTGTTTGTAAGACATTTTGACCGCAAATATCTTCATGTCGCTTCACGGACTGGCTCAGAGTATTCAATTCAGCAGTGATTGAACCAATCTTGTTCAATAATTCCATGTTTTCTTTGCTTACTACTGCAAGCTCACATTCAAGTCCTTGAATCTTTTGTTCAAGTTGTTGTTTTTTCTTCATTCGTTTGTTCATTTTGTTGTCCTTTCTAAAATTCCCAATCTTCGATCACGTCAAGAAAGTCTCCAACAGTACTCTCTTGAATAGTTTCTCTCTTGTAGAGAGCAGCAATAAAGGCATGGAAGCCGTCAGTCTTTCGTCTCAACGGTTCCTTTTTCAAAAATCTCTTATTTCCTTCTTTGTCTTCTTTGACAAAGGTATTATCGGTATACCAGAGCATTGATTTGTCGTTTTCAAAAATGAATCTTTCGTTCGCAAATCCATCTTCAATGATTGGAGCTACCTTCGACTGTATCGCTCCTGGATTTCGCAAGAATTCATACTCAAAATCAGTTTCTTCCAGCAATGGTTTCAGCAAGTCCATTCGAAATCCGTCTGCGCAGACAATTTCGATATTGTACAGCTTGCGCCACTGGATCAATTTATCAACCAGTAATCTTGGATCTATACTTGGACCGTCTACGATAGTAAAGAGCCCTTGCTCCTGCCATTCACGGATTGGAGCCTTGATTTTAAACATATCCAAAAATTGCTTTCTGGCAAAACTGTGTTGTTTCCAGATAAAATCATCACCATTTTTAAAAAGTAGCCCCACACTTGCAAAGTCTCTGATACTTGCGTAGTCAAAACCAGCGACACAAGATCTTCCTGAGAGATCTATGCCAGGGCTTCGCAATGCAGCCATTAACTTTTCACGAGTGGTCACATCTTTTTCGATGTCGGCTTCTGGCAGATTCATCCGCTTGGTCATAAATTCCTGTCTGCCTGATGGTTCCAATTCCAAATCATCATAGTCAGCTTTCGTTCTAGCTAATAGACGTTTGGCATAAGGTGTTGTTTCATCCAGCATAGGATTCGCTTTTGGCCAGTTGCTCATGTCGTCCACTTCTTCCGGATCATCTAGCTTGCAGATGAACGGAAATAAGCGGAATTCCTCAAGTTCACCATTCAAGATTTTCATTGATTTCTCAATCATCTTGTCGTAGAAGCCTTCACGGACATGCCCATTGGTACCATTGTAGAAGGTACGAGCATGGGCAATCTTACCAAGCCCTGACCGCTGGATTTTAACTGCAGAGTCATTCTCAAACTGGTGAATTTCATCGAATTCAAGACAGCCATCACGAGCCGAGTCCATTGTCTTGGGATTATTCGTTCGATAAGAAAAGACCGAGTTGTTTCCTCGGCCTGTAATAGACATCTTTGTCAAATAGTAATGGTCTTCTAGACCTCTTCGCTGGACAGTTTCATAAACCTCCTCGAAAGAGACCTTCCCCTGTTTCTCAGAGTTGGCTGTGATAGTCACGTCATAATCTCTGACAGGATAGAGAGGACTGATGAAGAATGCGTCACGACTGGACATAAAACCATTCTTCCCTCCCCCACGGGCAAGAGTTAGCAATATTTCATCAAATTGAGGTTCACCATCCTCTTTCCGAAAAAGAAAAATAAATGGCGTGATGAATTTTTGATACTTGGCCAGCGGGAAGAAATTCTTCTCAGTGAACTGGATATATTTTTCAATCAAATTATTGTCAAAATATAAATCATCCCTTGGATAGATTTTTTCTTTGATGATTTTGAATAAGAGAGAGCGTTCTTTATTGACTTTGATTTTTCCTGATTCCGAAAGTTCGATATAGTCATCAATCAGAGGATGTGAAATCACAATAGATCACTTCCGTCTGATGGTGGTTTCTTCTCGACTGGTGAATTTTCAACCTCAAAGTCAAATGATCGCTCAATCGCTAGTAGCTGATTGCTGGTTGTATTGATTTCCTTGATCAACGAGTTCGCTTTCTGAAATCTTTGTTGGCCGTTGTGGACGGTGATGACTAATCCATCTTGTTTGAGACGTTCTTTCAGCTCATACAGTAGACGGACAAGATAGAGATATCGATGAACTTTTTCGTACTGAATCGCATCTTTCTTTCGTGTGCTAAAATTGCCGATTTTGGAAAGTAACTGGTTTTCCAATTCTTTTATATTTTTTTCTGAGTATTCTTCCATGAGCCCCCTCCCCCTTAAAAAATAGTGCTTTGCATTTGGACAATCGACCCCTCCCACCGGTTCCCAGAGACCGATTTTTTTCGATTTTTTCGACCGGGGGGTCTTTGAATTTTTCAAAATTTTAAATTTTCATCCCCACCATTCGTCAGAACGAAAATTTTTATTTTGCAGTTTGGATGATTTGCGAAATTGAAAGCGATGATGTCGCTTATTGTGGCACTCCTTGCACAGAGTGCGAAGATTGTCTAAATCTAAAGCAAACTCTGGATAATATTCCAGCTCTTTGATGTGATCGACTTCGAGATTGTCTGTCGTTACCTTGCCCTCATCTCGACACCAAACACATTCAAAGTGATCTCGACTCATTGCTTCGAGTCTTAATTGTCTCCATGATCTTGAAAGATAAAACTCTCTGCGACTTTCTCTAGTCGAAACATCTACTTTCAATTCTTAAATCCTCTGTAACATTTCATACTTTCAATTATCTATTTCTGAAATTCATTATATTATTTCTGAAAACTATGTTGTTTTTCTCTCTCGAATTAGACATATCTTATATTCTGTCTGATTCACCCCAGTATTAAAAAGCCAGTAAAATAAATGGATAGCAGGTAACTAATAAAACTAATTAGCGTTTTACTCGTTGTGTCTAATTGATAACTATAAATCAAAATTAGACATGGCTTTATCTCGTTGATCTTGTCTAATCCCAATATATCTCAGCGTGATCGCAGGAGATGAATGATTGAAAAGATCCATGAGCATTGCCACGTCTTTAGTCTTTTTATAGTAATGATAGCCAAATGTTTTTCTCATCGAATGGGTGCCGATGTTCTCAATCCCACACTCGATAGCTGCGGTCTTCAATATCCAATCGACTGTCCGCCTGTCCAGTGGTTTGTTTTTCCCAATGCGACTTTGAAATAGATAATGATGCAGTGGCATATCTTTGATGTATTCTCTGACTTCCTTTTTCAGCGTCTTTGTCATCTTGAGCTGTTTCCTTTTCCCGGTCTTCTGCTCTTTGATTTTGATATACCAACCTTGCACATCTTTTACTCGTACCCTCAAGATATCTCCTACACGCAGTCCGGAATTGATGCCAAATAAAAAGAGCAAGTAGTTTCGCTCATTCCATTCTCGCAAATACTCCTTCATTGCCTGGATATCATCTTTGTCACGAATAGGATCCACAATGTTCACAGTGCCACCTCCCTTCACGTTAAAATAAAAAAGCCAGCATTGCTGACTTGCTGATATTAGGAGTACAGGATTCGAACCTGTGACACGCCGGTCATAACCCGACCGCTCTACCAACTGAGCTAACTCCTAACCCGTTTCATAAGGATCCATCGGTTCAGTTTTACCTGATGATATAATTTTACCACCTTATTTTTAAATTTTTTCCAAACTTTCGACTGTATTTTTAACTTTTTTCCAAATTAATATTAATCTTAGTGTTCACAGACAGTTCATAGATTTTCTTTTCAAGCCCACTAAAGAATGGCTCGATCACTTCCTTGTAGGCAAGAGACTTACTACAGTGCAAGTATTTGATTGATGCTCCTTCCACAGTTAGAGTTCCATCAATGTATACTTCTTTAATTGCAGCCCATTGTTTCTCTGGTGTCAGAATTTTGATAGTGCTGATTGCTTCTCGAAGTAATTCGAGACGATGCAGTTCTGGATCCGATTCTTTTTTGATGATATCGGCCAGGGCTTTTGGAGTCATTACCTTATTACTCTTGATCCCTGTGTTTGGATCTGTTGGTTTCCAAGGTACTTCAATTTCTTCGATTCGTTCCTTGATTTCTTTTTCGAATGGATACTGCTTCAATGCTAGGATTAAATATCCATATCTGCTTCTTAAATTCATTCATTTGCCTCTTTGACGTAGACTTCCACAATTCCTTGTAAACCTAAACTCTCACGGTAAGCAAGTGCGTCATGTCTGTTTTCAAATTCTTTCTCAATATATTTTGCTGAATGTTTAGGATCGCTCCAACTTGAGCGTCCATGGTATTTCCTAACAACATATACCCTCATTTATTGTCCTCCACATCGATGATATGATCAATAATACGTTTTAAATCTCTTATATTGTCAAATGGCAGCACTGCATCGTGCAGATCTTCAAAGTATGAATCTGTTTCAAAAAACTCTTCCCCAAGTATAGCTATCTCTAGCTTGCCATTTATTTGGGCAATAGATAGAATTCTATTCGCTCGCATTGGTATATGTACATTATCCAAACTCATCATTTCTCCTTTCTGTTTTTAAACGCTATCACACTGGCCCAGATCAAACCAGAGAGCCAGACTAGTGCGAGTAGTAGATAGATAAAGTTTTGTAAGTCCATCACTCCACCGCCTCTTCATCGTATGGTATATCTCCATTTGACAAGTACTTAGATTCAATCATCAAGAAATCATTGACACATTGTTGGCTACAGAAACAATTTTCGACATCATTAAATAATGCTAAAATAACATGGTTTTCTTGCACTACAAAAAAATCGTCTTCTATTTCTTTACAGCAATTTGAACATTCATAGCTCATTCTTCCACCTCCAATAATTCCTGATTTTCGTAAACGTTTCCGATGATTTCTCTTGAATTAGCTATACTATATAATCGTTCAAAATTATTGTATCTAAGCAAGCTATTTACAAACATTCCTAAATCTTCTCTAAATTCGATAATTCCGTTTAACAAACCATCTTTTGTTCCCAAAATATCTTTCTCGTATATCTCCCGTAAATTTTTGTCAAATAGTCCTGTAAATCGTCCTACTGATTCTATATTTACAGGACACCAAGAACCTATAGTAATGTATTGTTCATTAGCTTCTATCACTTCGTTGATAATAAATGCTCTTCCTCTATCTTCAATTAAATATCCGTATTGCCATTCTCCTTTGCTGTTTTCATCAATGGATAATCCTCTAAATCTTGGTATCATCTCGCACCTCCTCGAAATTTCTTTGGTTTATTTCTTTTGAAAATAGGATTCTTCTTTTCTTTTTTCTTCTGCTTGTGATATTCACTGTCTTTATTGAAGATAATATCTTCATCTTCAATAAGTTCTCTAATAAATTGGTTGTCTGGAATCATCCTTCTAACTCCTCTACTTATGCTTCGTTCAAGTATTGGTTAAATACATCTTCATCAAGAACTCCGTTTTCAATTAAGTTCTCAACAGCAATTTCAATTTTAATCAAACGATTTAATTCTTTATTTGGCAATGAAGCCATAATAATTTCTTCCATCAATTCGCCTCTTCAAACTTTACAAATGTCATCCAGTGGGTTGTCCCTCTTTGCTGCCCGAACAAAGGGGTAAATGGAATGACCTTTAGTATTTCTTTTACATTTACCTGGCAATCTGACCATTTGAAAATTAAGGTTCCCCCTGTTTTTAAGACCCGCATGCACTCTTCAAAGCCTTTAGCCAAATCTTCAGACCAAGTCTTTTTATCAAGTTGACCATACTGTGCTCTCATTATCGAATTTTGACCAGCCCATTTTAAATGAGGCGGATCAAAAACAACCAAATTAAAAGTATTATTTTCAAATGGCATATCACGAAAATCGCCGATAACATCAGGATCTACATTAACTTTTTTACCATGGATTTCAAACTTTTCTTTTCTTATGTCCATGAAAGTTGTATGGCTTTCGTTTTTATCAAACCAAAACATACGGCTTCCACAACATGCATCAAGTATTTTAGTTTCCGTCATTTATTCCACTTCCTCAATCTCAATCCCCAGACAATCAAACACCCAGCCAAACCCGGCTTGTTCTAGCTCTTTACGGGTGAAAGTAGGAAGCTCATCCCTTCCTGTAGGTTGCGTTCTTTTGAATTGAGGTGTCAATACTTCATTGTTTAGGTAATATCTTTCCAAATATTGACCAAGAATAGCCTTTATCTTAACCGTGTACCGCTTCTCTTTCTCGATTGTATAACCATTGATCCAAGCTTCTGCAAAGATATCTACGTTTTCTAACTCAAGCCAATCGTCAACCGCACCTCTTGGTGCTTCGTTGATCGCACCAGCGATGTTATACCCGTCCTCTTTTGCTTGCACGATCCAGTCGGCAATAAAACGTGGGATCATTACTTTCTGTGGTTCATCTAACTGCTTAAAGTCTTCTATAACTCCGTTGATCGTAACGATTGGAAAAGCATAAAGCTTTTCAAAAAGATCCTCGTACTTTTTAATTAATTCCTGCTTTTTCATCCTTCCACCTCCTCAACTTCAAACAACGGGCTGTTAAATACTTCCCTAAATCCAGCCTCTTCTAGTTGTTTGAAGGTAAATTGAGTAGCTAATTTTCCCAAAGAAAAGAATAGTCTCTTTTCCAGACTGTTATAAAATAGCGGTTGATTTGTTGTTCTCATTTTTACTGTATACCGCTTTTCTTTTTCGACCTCGTAGCCGAACTGGTGCATATTGACGAGCGTTTGAAATGGTTTGGTCTTACCATCTATAAACCACTCTTCAAATTCGCTCAAATCACCATCTTCGAAATCCCTAGTGATTAAATCGACGCATCTAAATAATTCTCCTTCAAAATCGTCTTTATACTCTTCGTACCAATCTGCCACAAACTGCGGGACTGTGACTTTCTGCGGTTCGTCTAGTTCCCGTAAATCTTCTAAAAAAATTAGACGAGCGATTTCTGCTCCTGGATCCTTACATACACCTTCAAGCTTTTCGTATTTCTCAATTAACTCCTGCTTATTCATTATCACACCTCTTCAACTTCCATACCTTCGCAATCGAACACCCAGCCGAATCCGGCTTCTTCGAGCTGCTTGCGGGTGTGTTTTATAACAATGCTTTTCCCCCCGCTAGCCATCAAATTCCAATAACCCTCATCTGGAATATATGCCAAATAGCAAAACAAAGCTCTCAAGTTTTTCATCTTCACAAGATACCGCTTCTCTTTCTCTACCTCGTAGCCATTGATCCAAGCGGCAGCAAGTGTTTCTTGATTACGTTCGTGATAAACCCATCTCGTAAGTTCTTCATCTTCTTCATCTTCTATACACTTAAATAAATCTTGAAAATCCCAATCATTCTCTATGGCATATTTAATATAATCCGCCACAAACTGCGGTACAACTGGCTTCTGCGGTTCGTCTAGTTGTTCGATCATATCAATAAAGGCTTTCTTCCCCATTTGAACGATAGATACATATTCCATTTCTTCAAAATGTTTTATCAGCTCTTGTTTATTCATTCTTTAAATCCTTTTTTTAAAATCAAGGGGGAATAATCCCCCCTCACGTTAGTTTTCCTTTTTCTTCAAAGTGAATGCTAGCGTTGCAACCGATAACCCAACGGCCACAAGTGACAATCCAATGTCTGATCCAGTAGCAGGCAATACTGCTGGGGCGCTGTACGCTTCGACTTCTTCAGATTCGTTTCGCGTGGTTTTCGCGTGATTTTCCACGCGATTAGTGATTTTTACTTCTTCGACTTTTGGAGTTTCTTTTGGCGCCAGTGTGTTTGGCTTGTCTTCTTTCGGCTGTGGTTTTGGTTCGTCGCGTTTAGGTTCCGGAATATCGATCACTAGTTCCGGTTTGTCCAATACTGGCGCGTCTGGAGGTGTCACTCCGCCTTGCCACTCGGGCTTGTCAAGTTGCGGTGCGTCAAAAGGTGTTGTACCGCCTTTCCATTCCGGTTTTTCAAGCACCGGTGCTGGTGGCATTAATGGAATATCATTTAAATCGATTGACGGTTTCTCGTATTTCGGAGCGTCATTTGGAATTTCCCAAACTGGTTTATTTTCGCCTACTGCATCACCACGGCCACCTACCAGTTGAATCTTCTGATATGCAACAGCGCCATCATTTTCAGCTTTAAGCTCAATCTTGTTAGTTGGATTGGTTGAATCTTTTACAGCATTTACAAGTTTAGTCTTGTAGTAGAGATAGATCATGTGATCCAACCGATCCATTTTAATTTCAAAACCATGATCTGACTTACTAATAGACTTAACCAAGTCCATAGCAGAACCTTTATCAACCCAAGGATTTACACTTTCAATATTCTTGATTTCGAAGTAGTTATCAACTAGCTTTTGATTCTCACTCATCTTGTCAATGATGGTTACGTAGTTCAACACACGCTTGGCATAGTTCACACGGGCTGTCCAATTAATTACAGTAGGGTCATTTTTATCTTGTTCTCCCCACTTCGAGATCAGTTCATCTTTCCCGATAACTCCCTCATCACCAACATTAGCTGTTACTAAAGTACCATTAAAGTTTGCTGTTACTGGTTTTCCTGGAATAACTTTATCTGTCCAGCTTACATCTAATTCAAGACTCATGCTCTTGTTAAGAGGGTGTGACTTGAAATAGTCATTAAATACAGTAGTCACCTTGTTCGTAGTGGCGTCCGCTGTAGCTTTACCCACCACTGCTTTCTCTGGATTGTGGACATCAAACTCGTAAGAGGTTTGGAATTTCACCTCTTCTGGTAAGTCAAAGGTCACCTTGTCACCCTCATTTACCTCAATGTTATCTGGGATTTTAATATCCTCATACTTAACCTTAAATGTAGTGTACCGTCCATTGCCTTCTGGTTGTTCGATCACGACTTTCGGGTTCTCTACTCGGATAGTGTCCCCATTTTTTGTAACACTTCCTGCATTGCTTCCTCGGCTTGAATCTTCTTCGTTAACTGCTCGATTTCCTTCGACACTTCCAAGATCTCCTGTGTGTTCTCCCTGCGTACTTGAAACAGTCGCTTCTGTTCCGTTCGTGCTGTTTCCAGTTTTCGCTGTAAGTCCGATGCTATCTTTTGCGAGATCGCCATTAAATTCATCTGCTTTTACCCCTCCTGCTGTTGCGATTGCTGCGATTGTTGTTACCGTTGCTAAAATAATTTTTTTGTTCATTTTTATTCTCCTTCTCTTTCTTCTGCTTCATATTGCATGCACACCAGATTTTCATAAAGTCCTCTGGCTACTTTCTTGATATCACTTAAATCTTGCGCACTCATCTTTTCCGAATCTCGTAGCAAAGAAATCTCGATGTTAGTTATTTTTAGTATGTATTGTTGACGTTTTGAAAATAGTGAACTATCATCTTTCTCTGAAATTTGCTCATCAGTAAAACCTAGAAGATAGGACACGTTAACACCTAAAATTTCTGACAACCGTACAGCGTGCACAGCTTTTATGCTATCTCCATTTTCCCATCTGTGCAGTGTTTGATAAGATACACCAATAGTTTCTGCCAGTTCTTTAGATTTTAGATTGTTTGCTTTCCGTAACTCTTTGAGTCTATTCATGTGGCAAATCCTCTTCTTTGACAAATGACCCATCAATCCATTTGCCTTTTCGGTCTTTGATTTCGTTATAGGCCCCAGTGAAGCATTCCAGAAATTCATAACCCAAAATATTGCTGATTGATTTCAAGTAGGCTACAATGCGCACAAGGTTGTGGCGACACATTTTTTTACTTGCTAAATCTTGAGATAGCTGAAATTCACTAATATTGGCATTTAGCAGTTTGAAGCAGTCCATTGCTTCTTTTGGTCTAACACTATCTGCGCTCTTAAAGATACTGTGCACATCTTCCTTGATTAATAATGCAAGCCCTACGATAACAACAGCACAATCACCAACGCTGTCTTTTGTTAGTGCTTCATTCTTTTTCAAGAATCCTGCACATAACTCGCCAAATTCCTCACTTAATTTTAAGGACTGTTTATCTAGCCGGCCCCCGTTTTCTAGATCTCGATCAATAAACCATTTTTTTACTTTGTTTAAAATTAAATTCTCCATTTTTACCTCTTTCTATTTTTTCACAAGTTTTAAATTGCCAGTCTCTTTGCCTTTTTTGTTTAAATCTGCATAGAATTTCAATAGCAATTTATCTTTCCCTGTAATTTCGCTTAATTTCTTTAATGAACCAGTACATAAATAGCGCCCGTTTTCATAGAGCTTATAATCAGCCAACTCATCCGCATCACCCATAAGGGAGTTCTCTCCGATTTGAAAATATTGGCAAATCAGTAGTATGTGACGTTCGTGTACTTTTTTTTGGCCATTCAATAGACTGCTTATTGTAGTCATTGAGTAGCCTATTTCTTCGGACAATTTTCTAGCTGTCAAGTTATGGCTTTTCATTAAGATCTTGAGTTGCTCTTTAAAATGTTCTATCTGATTTTTTGTATAACCTGCCATGATACATTACAACTCCTTATTCAATTTCTACTGGATAGAATGTACCAAATGACTTTCTTAAAGCATTTCCTACCTGTATGGCAACCCCACGAGATACGAATTTCATGGCTTTAGTTTCCTCTGAAAATGAAACATCTAGACCGGTTGCACCAACCACTACAGATTTTATAAATGGTTTTGCTTGTTTTGTTCCATGTTTTAAGATAAACATTACTTTCCATCCTTTTCTAATTTCTGTAGCATTTTATTTTTTGCTTCCTCCAAAGCTTTTTTCTCTTGATCACTTGTTTGATTGGTATAATTTGGTTTTGACCAATCTGGAACATTTGATTGTTGCTTTGTTGGTTGTCCTTTTGTTTTACTTTCCTGAAATTTTCGTTCTCGTTCGTTTACTGCTGCAATTGATAACAATCCATCATTCTTCCAATTTTGCAAAATAGCTCTAATATAGCTAAAATTTCTTTTACCATTGTCAGCGGCTAAACTGATAGCTTTTAAGACTACATCTGGTTCCATACCATCAAGAGTTATGAATTCTTTTAAAGTTTCAAATTGGATTCCATCAATTGGTGAAATACGAGACTGATATTCATCTACGATGATTTTGAGTGTATTATTCTCTAAATCTTTCTCTATATCTATCTCTATTTCTTTCTCTTTCTCTATCTCTAACTCTGGTGGATGTTCGTCCGACATTTGTCCGGACAAATGTCCCAACAATATTTTTTGTTTTTCCTTCTCAATTCTTCTGCGATAGTCACGCTTTCTATCAGCTTCCGTGTTCGATTTTCCAATAAATGATTCAATGTCTAGCATAAAAATGGCACCATTATCCAAAACATCAATTAGGTTCATTTCCTTGAAAATGCTGACAGCTTTTTCTACTACTGCCACAGGATGCCTTGTTATTTTTGAAAGCATTTCAGAATTGAATGGGATTCGATCATTGAACATCAACTTACCATTGTTTTTCAATGACCTCAGATAGAGTTTGATCAAAATGTTAGAGTATAGAAAACCATCTGGCATGCTTTCCAAAATAATCATTTCATCGCTGTCATAAAAATTTTCTTTCACTCTCAGATAGTAGTATTTCTTATTATCTGACATTCTCATTACCTCCTAAAATGGTAAATCATCATCATTGATATCCATTGGATTTCCTGCGAATGAAGGTGGCATCTGCTCAGCCATTGAATTCTGATTAGCTGAATTGTCACGTTTTTCAAGAAGCTGAAAGCTTTCAGCAACCACTTCTGTCACATACACACGCTGCCCTTGCTGATTTTCATAATTGCGAGTCTGGACACGACCGGTGATGCCGACAAGGTTACCCTTCTTGGTCCAGTTTGCAAAGTTCTCGGCCGACTTGCCCCAAATCACACAGTTGATAAAGTCAGCATCATATTCACCATTTTGGTTTTTAAAATTCCGATTCACAGCAAGTGTGAACTGCCCGACAGCTTGATTCTGAGGAGTGTATCGAAGTTCTACATCACGAGTCAGACGCCCGATAAGTACAACATTATTAATCATTTGTACCTCCAACTAATGCCTCTGTCTTTATCAATGCGTCTAGCTGTAGCATCATGGCTTTTTCTTTTTCAATCAGCCAGTCCATGTGCACCTTAGCTTTTTCCAAGTCCTCGATGCCATTTTTCTTACGATAACGAAGCAGATACTTAAGTAGATTACCTAAATGGTATCCGGTCAACTGTTCATCATTCATGAAGTTGCGATGAACATCAATTGCTTCTAAGCCATTCCGGCCTTGGTAATGTTTTGGATTTCTTACATTGTCGTTCATAGTTCAGACATTCCTTTCACTGTTCTTTTTTGATGAATTTCTGACATTCTCTTATTCCACATTTCACGCTGATATTTTGCTGATTTGTAATGCTTCATTTTGGCCTTTTGGCGAACGATTACTTCACGCATCACATAGATTGCGAATCCTGAAAATAAAATGTATGTTACAAAAGCTACTGCTAAAATAATTTCAATTGTTGTCATTTTCTTCTACCTCTTTTGTTTCTTTTTGCGGGAAAAGTTCCCGGTTGAATTTGTTGATCATCACATCTTGAGCCCTATTACTCTCTTTGATTTTTTCGATGTTTTCAGCCCAATGACCTGTACTTTCAAAGTTCATTTGGACCGCATTTTCTAGCTCCTTGATGTGTTGTTCTTGATCGTACATGATTTTCATTGTTGCGCCTGCAAATAATAAGAATAGTGTTGTAAGTGATAAAACAGTAAATTTTAATTGTTTTAAACTCATACTCTAATCACCCCATCACTCTTAAAATCCAGAGCCATCTGATGAAGTTTATCTTCAAATTCGTTATCTGACAGTTTCATCAATTCGGCTTTTTCTTCTATTTTTAATGTCCTATTGGCATCTTGCCAATCCATCAATTTTAGTAATCTTTTAATAGGATCCATTTCTTCTCCTTCAAATTGTGTTATAATTAGTTTATAGTTCTTTCAAAGTGCCTTTCTCAAGGCGCTTTTTTTATTTTTGCAAGCTTCGACAGAATCGCTGAACATCTTCCAAATTATAGAGATACTTCCCACCTTTGCCGGACTGTTGAAATTGGAATTTTCCTTGATCACGCCATTCTTCCAGCTTGGTTCTGCCCCAGCCAGTTGCTTCCTGTAGCTGTTTGATCGGAACCCATGTAATTTGTCTGCTTTGTCTGCGTTTGGCTTCTTCCATTGCTTTGATATTTAGAGATACAAGTTCTTCAAACAACTTATCTTTAAATTCTGTTCCAAATAGCTCTAGGACCATTTTTTAAATCCTTTCTATTCTTTATTTTTCTTTTGTTCTATAGCTCTTAAAATTATTTCATGAGCTATATTTTTAGTAAGCTTTTCTAGTTTGATTAAAGCTTCTCTATAAGTCTCTGATTGTTCAATTAGCCAGTCAGATAACTTTATAATTTCATCTTCAAAATCCATCTCAAGACCGATGACCTTTCTATATTATTTTGGTAATTTACTACCGACAAAAACGATTAAATAAGACCTCTTACTCCTTATGAAAATCGTGTGTCAAATATCCAAGAAAGGAGGACAACTTATGACTTTTGATTTTTCAGGATTGGACAAAGTATTTGATGAACTCAATCAGAAAGCTGAGCAATTAAGTGGTAGCTATGATTTTGATGAAATTTTCCCAAAATCATATATGCAATCAGTAAGTAAATATGACTCAATCGAAGACTTTTTAAAGGCAAGTCCAGAGACCATTACGAATGCTGAAGAGTTCGAAAAAGCTGATGAAGCGGTTCTTGATGTGTTTGTATCAGAGAATACGAATTTCTCAACATGGCAAGAAATGCTTAATGATGCTACTACTCAACTTGTTGTTGAGAAACTGAAATTTTAATTTCAAATTGTTCTAGCCGAGCGATTGCTTCTTGCAATTCCTTGGCTTTTTTTGCGACTTCGTTCAAGATTTCATTTAATTCGTTTTGACCTTCTAAAGTAATGTTAATTTTCCTCATTATTTTAAAACCTCACAATATACGTTCAATTCCATTTTTGATTTCGTTTTCATTTATTTCTGCTTCTCATCTAAATTTATTTAAGTAGAGTGTTAGGAAATGATTGCCTAACGGATATCTGTTTAGGGTGTTCCCGACCATTAATATAGTCGATTTGAATCAGAGTTGTGGGAACTTCGTCCTTACTTGTCTCCCAAATAATGTTTATTCCTTGTAAACCGATATCTTCAGCTTGAAAATCAACTCCATTTAAAATAACGTGAGGTATGCTAGAATCATTGCTGATCTTAATTTCTAAATTTTGAATTGGTAGCGTTTTTTTTAATGGTTCGCTCATTTTTTTCACCTTTACCCGACTAAACTCATCTGTCCGTTGCGGGCTTTGATTTCTAGTTTGGTATTTGCTGATGGCTCCCAATTATCCCAATAGTCGAAAGCTTTTTCCTCGTCCTTGCGCTTCAATAAGTCGTAACGTGGAATACGGAAGTAGTCCTTGAAGTCTTTAGCAGCCTGTGAAAATACAGATTGTGCGAAATGTCGGTCACGATAGGCCTGGCTATCTTTACCACCTAACAATGCCACGACTTTCTTCTTACGTAGCTTTTCCAATGCCAGACAAACCGAAGGGTTGACTGGTTGCTCATTCTTCAGATAATCAACATCAGCTGATAAGATGGACTGGCCTTCTTTCAGTTTTTTTAATTCCTGGAGCGCATGGATCATTGCGTCTTCTACTACTAACTCGGTAGGTTGAATTGTCACTTCATTCATTATTCAAATTCTCCTTCTAAAATGTTGCTTTCTTTGCGGATATCGTTCAGGTCGTTGAAAAAACGAAGCCCTCGGCTGATAAAACTGTCAAATTCATTTCGGATGATTCCATCAGCTTTGAGGACTTTTTCCTCATCTGCATAGATCAGACCTCCCATGCTTGCTAAAAAGTCATTACCCTTCTGCAATAGGCTTGTGATGTTCTTGTAGGCTGAGATTTGCTTCTGTACGCTGTTGAGTTGCCCTTGCGATTCTTCAATCGCTCGTGTCAATTCATCATACTGTGCGGATTTCTTATCGACATCTTCACGCTGAGCCAGTGTGTCAGCAAGTTGCTTTTCGATGAATTCGGATCGTTCTTCCATGGCCTTTACCGTTTTGGAAAGTTCCTTATTCTTTTCTAGCAACTGCTTGTTTAGGTCCTGTGTGGCTTTGTAATCTTCCGGGATGACTTCCTTGATGGTTTCCTTGACTTCGACCTTGGAAGACTTGATTCTCTCGTTTTCAGCCTGTAGACGCTTGTTTGCAAGCTTGCTGAGCTTGAGTTTTTTCTTGACTTCCTGCAGCTCTCGCACTGTTGGAGTGTCACCATCTTCGATGCGTTGAATCTGTTCTTCCTTCTCTTCTTCTGGCAGAGTTGCGATCAGATGAAGTGCTGTTGTTCCTAAATGTCGTAACGTTTCGACATTTGGAAGTTCTTTTGCTATTTTCATTGATTTGTAAGCAAAATCTTTGTCAAGTCCAAGATTTTCGTGCCACTCTCTGAACTCACCATGAACCAGATTATGTTCTTTCACATGATTCAATCGTCTGCCAATTTCCCAAATCGACTGGCCAGCTATTTGCTTGTGATGACTGATTTCAAGTTCTATCTGAGATAGATTATTTGATAAAGCTATTTCGTTCACACGCTTTTTCCTTCCTAAATTTGGTATAATAAAGATAATAAAGTTTGCGGAGTATAATCATGACTGAAAAAATTTGTTTTATTGTGACTGCTATTGGTGAATCTGGTACACCTACCAGAGAGCGAGCCGACAATGTATATAAGTATCTTATCGCCCCTGTTTGTGAAGACCTTGGTTATAAACCTGTTCGTGTTGACCACGTCAATGCGGTTGACAACATCAACGAAACGGTTATAAACTACCTCAAGACTGCCCCTATGGTTGTAGCAGATATGACGGATCATAATCCCAATGCATTTTACGAATTAGGTTTCAGACAAGCTCTTGAACTACCTCTCGTCCCAATTATAAAAGTTGGAGAAAGACTCCCTTTCGACGTTATTACAACCCGAACCATTTTCTACGATACAGACGTATCAAAGATAGAAGAATCAAAAAGTAATCTTAAAGCTAAGATACAAAGTTTTGAAAACTTCCAAATGCCTGAGAGTAGCTTTGATAAAAGCGTTACATTAGATGCTCTTGATGATAAACTAACTAAAAAACTAGACAAAATACTAAATCTTCTTGAAAAAAATCAGTCAAACTCTTCTCCCGGAATCATTCGTGGTTTAAATTTAAACGAATCACAATTTGACTATCCGTCATTAATTAAACGTTCTGAAGATATGATTACTCAGATTCAGAACCCGCTATCATCCCTCGAAGATAAGAAATAAGTATTTCCTGCTGCTTTTGGATTTCAGAAATTTCTTCAATCTTCCCGTTTATAAGTATAATTGTCCTCAAAACATCGTTGAGGGCATTTTTTTCAATTTCTTTCATTCTGTCCTCCTACTCCTCAAATTTCTCCCATGACTCATTGATTCGCAATTTTTTGTTAATGCGAAGTTTTAAGTCATCGCTACCTTTTCCTTCTTTGAAAAGTTGAGTTATTGTAGCTGGACTTACACCGACGACAGTCGCTAAGTCTGATCGTGACCACCCTCTTTTTTCGAGAGCTTCCTCTACTAATGAATTCCATCGTTTATGTTGTTGGCTCATCATATTGTCCCTCCTTTCTGCTTTTTTTTGTAAAACAGTAAAAGAATTAGTCAAAAACTTTATAAAATTCCTTGACATTTTTTAAAATTAATTCTAAAATTAAGGCATAGTTAAAAGACATCTTAAAAACCTTTTATCTCTAATGATTCTCGCTCGCCAAAGCCGTCATTTTTTAAAAAGCTTTTATATGTTGTTTTGCTAACTCTTTTACTTTACAAAAACTATTTTAAAACTAATTCTAATTTTTGTCAATAGTTTTTAGAATTAATTTTAAATATTTTTTGTCGTATCTTAGAAAGGTTGATATATCAATGTTTTCGACGTTCGATAAAATTAAAGAACTTTGCCAAAAGCAAGGGATTTCGCTTAACCAATTAGAAGAAAAACTAAATTTTAGTACAAATTATCTTTATAGTATGAAAAAGGGAAATCCGAAAGCTGATAATCTTCAAAAGATCGCTGATTATTTTAATGTGTCCACCGACTACCTCTTGGGACGCACAGAAAATCCAAACATTGCGAAAGATGGTGATGCTTCTGCACCATTGGACCTCAGAGATATTGCTGCACAATCAATGTTATTTGACGGAAAACCATTGACGGAAGATGACATAGATTTCATTACAGCAGTTCTGGAGGCGCACTTGAAAAATAAATAGAGGTATACTATATGACAGTACAAGAGCTTTGTGCCAAAGAAGGTGTGAATCTCTGCTACTTTGATGGAAGCAATTGGCACAGCCCGGGCTTCTTCAATCCTGCGTTGAATGTTCTAGCACTCGACTTTAATTTGTCTGTAGAAGATCAAAAACAAGTAGCTCTTCACGAGTTAGGACATAAAGAACACACTCCAGTTCAATATGAGTTGAACAGAGAGCTTTGCGAATTACAAGCTGACAGAAGTATGATTCATCATTTGCTTGAAGAAGAGCTGAAGTTGATGGATGATGTAAGAGATTTCAATTATCTGCATTTCATGGAGAAATACAGTCTAAAGACCATCGCAAGTGAAACGATGGTCAAAGACGAATATAATTCACTAGTTAGTTAAAAAGGAGAAAAGCAATGGCTATTTTTGGGAAGAAACACGATGAATCAGAAGAAATTCAACTCTTTGAATCTACTGAAAATGAGAAGACATTTTTCTTTGCTAATCAAAAAACTCTAGTAAGAATTGATGATTATTTCATTCGCATAGCTCGACAAAATACAATCAGCAATACTTTGTTGCAAGGTTTAGATGGGGAAAAATCTATACTACTATCAAAGATTACTGCTTACCAATTGAAAGAACCGGGTAAAACAGTAGGCTATCTTCAGTTGATTTTCCCCGGCAGTATTGAGCCAAAAGGGGGAGTGTTTGATGCTGTGAAAGATGAGAATACAATCACATTCAACAAAGAGGATAAGGCTAAAATATTAGAAATCAAGAATGCTATTGAGAAAGCACTGATAAACAATTAAGAAAAATAAAAAAGCCCTGCACTCAACATTTGGGGCGTAGAGTACAGGGATACTGTTAAGGCATAAAATAGGCTTGAAAAAGCCCTTTTCGCCATGCCTATTGTACCAATAAACGAGGAAAAAGGCAATGGAAATAAAATCTTATAAAAAGAAGAATGGTGAAACGGCCTACGGTTTTAGGATATATGTAGGCAAGGAGAACGGAAAAGATAAGTATGTCAAGCGTCAAGGATTTTCAACTAAAGCAAAGGCACGGGCAGCACTCTTGCAACTTCAAGACGATTTAGAGAATGGGGAACCAGCAAAGAAAGAAATTACAATTGAGGAGGTTACAAAGAAATGGCTCAAAGAGTATGCTGACACTGTTCAGGATAGCACTTACATCAAGACTGAAAGAAATATCAAAAATCATATCTATCCTGTTTTTGGTAGTCAGAAAATAGCTTCCATCACCCCTCTTCAATTACAGGAACAGGTCAATGAATGGTCTAGAAAATTAGTGTATGGGCGCAAGTTGAAAGGTCTGATGAATAACATTTTTAAGTATGCCATCCGTTATGGCTATATTTCAGCCAATCCTGTTGATAGCGTGACCACACTTGTCAAAAAAGAGAGTGATTCTTCTAGTGATTTTTATGATAAAGATGAGCTAAAATCATTCATGAAATTAGTGGATGATACGGATGATCTGAGAAAGAAAGTCATGTTCCGTCTTTTTGCGTTCACAGGGGCCAGAAAAGGGGAGATTTTAGCTCTCAAATGGACTGACTGGATAGATAACACCTTGAACATAAATAAGGCCATTACAAGAGGATTTGAGGGCGAATCTGTGGGGGGTACTAAAAACAAGGGTAGTGTCCGACTGATTAGCCTGGATCAAAGAACAATTGATCTGCTATCAGAGTACAGAGAAATGAATCCTACTGCCACTTTCATTTTTGAAAGTCCTGAAGGAAAGCCTATTCCAAGTTCATTGCCCAGAAAATGGCTTTTGCAGATTGTCAAAGGCACGGATGTCAAGCCTATCAAGATTCACGGTTTTAGACATACACATGCCAGCTTGTGCTTTGAGGCAGGCATGACACTGAAGCAGGTCCAGCATCGTCTTGGTCACTCTGACTTGAAGACAACTATGAATGTATACACACATATCACCAAGCAGGCAAAAGATGACATTGGTGAGAAATTTGCTAATTATATAGATTTTTAAATGTTTCAGTTATCAGGACAGACTCTTTTCAAAAAGGGTCTGTTTTTGGGTCTGTTAATTTCAAAAAAGTATGGGAAAGAATAGAAAATATAAAAATAAAAAACATTGAATTATCAATGTTTTAGAAAGTTTTAAGAAGTTTCAAAAAGTATATATGGAGCCGGTGGGAGTCGAACCCACGTCCAAACACCTGCCAGCATATTTGTCTACAACCATAGGTTATGTCTTAGTTTAACAGCTACATGACACATAACTCAAGCCCTGTACCTGCGAGTCTATCAATCTCTTATCTAACTCCTAGACCAAGCTAGATCGTATCTCGCTATAATTAAGACCTGTCATCAAACACGAGCGATTCGAATCGGGTCACGCATGCTGGTGTTTAGGCAGCTAAAGCGTAAGAATTATTATTTTTTGCAGTTATATTTAACTGGCGTTTTACATCCGCTAGATGAGTTGCAAAATATGCCTCATAATGCCTGTCGAATCCGTAACGACCCCAAAACGAATACAATTAGTATATCAAAATGTAGCCAAAAATGCAAAAGAAAAAAATTGAACAAGAAGGCTTCCACCGGGAAGCTCCTTGTTCAATTAACTGTTCTTATTGAAGATTCAACTTGTACTTGCTGATATAGTGAATCGTAAAGTACATAGAAACAATCTTGATGACTTCATAGATAAGACCTGGGATGAAGTTAGGTCCAAATTCATCAATATTTCCATAAACCAATGCAGACCCAACAGCATATGAATCTTTTAATGGATTGACTGCTGTACCGATGATACTTAACACAAGGCACAAGAGAAAGAAAAACAGAATAGCCTTCAATCCACGACGATTTTGGAAGAGTTGGCCAAGTGCGATCGATACATAAAATAGGAAGATCCCTGAAGCTGTGGTAAAAATCCACCAAACGATAATCCAATAAGCAATTGAATGACTAAAAGCCTCAGCGATAATACTAAATACAGGAGAGAGGTCTTGTCCAATGACAGCGCCCATCACAAGTATTGTGATAAAACCACTCAAAAATAGAAGGAATAGGCAGTAAAGACTCGCTACTAAAGCTCCCACAAATTTAGATAAAATGATCGCATGCGGGCTAGCTGGAAGGGTCCAGGTCAAGTAACCTTCGCGTCCGTATAAGTTGGAATAGAAACGACGGATAATAATATAGTAGTTACTAAGATAAAGACCAATGACTCCTCCAAAAATGAGAATCCCAAGAGTCCCCGTTATGATTTGCATACTATTGGTTTCCATATTCACAAAACCGTTTGTAGCACTTCCACCAATAACACCTGTAATCACTGACAAACCTAGTGCGATCAGGGTGATCAATAAATACCACTTAGCTGTCGATTTAAATTCATATTTTAATAATTTACCAAACATGGGTTCCTCCTAATAAACACGGAATTGATCACGGAAGATCTCATCGATTGATTTTCCGTGTTGATTGCGCATAACAGTCGTATTTTCATGCAAGAGGATTCTTCCTTGGTTGATGAAAATGGCCTCATCCAAAACTTGCTCAATATCCGCAATCAAGTGAGTAGAAATCAAGACAGAAGAGTTTGGACGTCTGTTTTGAATAATGGTCCGCAAAATATAATCACGCGCTGCTGGGTCAACCCCACCGATTGGTTCATCAAGAACATACAAGTCAGCTTCACGGCTCATCACCAAAATCAATTGCACTTTTTCCTTGTTCCCTTTTGAAAGGCTGTTCAATTTTTGATTTGGCTGCAAATGCAAATCGTTGAGCAATTGGTAAGCTCGTTGGACATTAAAATCTGCATAAAAATCTTGGAAATAGTTAATAGCATCAATAATTTTCATATTTTCATTCAGATAAGTTGTATCTGGCAAATAGGAAACCACTTTTTTAGAAGCTGGGGATGGTAATTGCCCATGAATATAGATATTTCCAAGGCTTGGTTGCAACAAACCATTAATCAATTTAATGATGGTTGTTTTCCCACTACCATTGGGACCCAAAAGGCCAATAATACGGCCAGGTTGGATGTTCAAACTAACATCCATGAGAGCAACTTCATGCCCATAATTCTTTGTCACATGGTCCAAGTAGACCAAAGGATACTGATTCATGTAAATCTCCTTTATTTTCTATTTATGCTATTATACCCTGTCCCCTTGATGATTGCAACTTTATCTGAAAATTTGCTAAGAATTTGTAAATACTTGTTCAAAAAAATAGGGATAAATAAATCAGAGGTTAGGGAAACCCCAACCTCTGATTTATTTTGATGCATAGAATGTTTAACTAATTCCAAGTGCGATCCGTGCATAACGGCTCATCTTTTCAACCGTCCAAGCAGGGTACCAGACCAACTTCACATCCACAGATGTCACTTCTTCTACTTCTGCTAAAACATCATGAATCTGATCTGTCAGAAGGTCCGCTAATGGACATCCCATGGTCGTTAGAGTCATATCAATGATGGTTGCTCCAGTTTCACCGTCAAAATGGATCTCGTAGACAAGACCTAAATTGACAATATCAATCCCAAGCTCAGGATCGATTACCTCTTCCAAAGCATTTAAAATTTTATTTTTAATTTCTTCAATTTGCTCAGTTGTATATGCCATATGACTTCCTTTTTCTGCTATTTACTCTCGATAGAATTTCTTGGCTCGGGTTAAAAAGGTCCCCCGGACCTGGGTCGCTTTTACATTTCTAGGCGACCGTTAAAAAGGTCCCCCGGACCTTCCTCGCTTCCGAATTTCTTGGCTCGGGTTAAAAAGATCCGCAGGATCTGGGTCGCTTCTTCATTTCTAGGCGACCGTTAAAAATGTCCCCCGGACCTAGGTCGCTTCTTCATTTCTTGGCGACCGTTAAAAATGTCCCCCGGACATTTTTAATCCTCAATAAAATCACGCAATGGTTTGCTTCTGCTTGGGTGGCGGAGTTTGCGGAGGGCTTTGGCTTCGATCTGACGGATCCGTTCACGGGTCACATTGAAGACTTTCCCCACATCTTCCAAGGTCCGCATTTTTCCATCATCCAGACCAAAACGAAGACGCAAAACATTTTCTTCCCGGTCTGTCAGGGTATCGAGGACTTCATCCAATTGTTCACGTAGAACCACACGAGTGGTGTAGTCTACTGGATTTTCAATCACTTCGTCTTCGATGAAATCTCCCAAATGGCTATCGTCTTCTTCTCCGATTGGCGTTTCCAAAGAAACAGGCTCTTGAGCAATCTTCAAGATTTCACGCACCTTGTCTGGTGTCATATCCATACGTTCAGCGATTTGTTCAGGTGTTGGATCTTGTCCCAATTCTTGCAAGAGATTGCGTTGCTCACGAACCAACTTGTTAATGGTTTCCACCATGTGAACAGGAATCCGAATGGTACGCGCTTGGTCTGCAATGGCACGAGTGATGGCCTGACGGATCCACCAAGTAGCATAAGTAGAGAACTTGAACCCTTTGGTATAGTCAAACTTATCAACCGCCTTCATCAAGCCCATGTTTCCTTCTTGGATCAAATCCAAAAATTGCATCCCACGACCAACGTAACGTTTCGCAATGGATACAACCAAACGAAGGTTGGCTTCTGCTAGACGTTGCTTAGCTTCCAAGTCACCTTGTTCCACCAAGATAGCCAATTCTTGTTCTTCTTCATTGGTCAAAAGAGGAACAACCCCAATTTCTTTCAAGTACATCCGTACCGGGTCATTGACCTTAGCAGAGTTGCTTCCAAGCAATTCCTCATCTGACAACTCTGGCTCTTCCTCATTGTTCAACACACGCGCACTTGGGTTGCCGTCTTTATCAGTGATCGAAATCCCTGCATCTTGAATGCGTTGCAAAAGATCTTCAATCCCATCTGCATCTAGCGTGAATGGAATAACCAATTGGTCATTAATTTCATCATCTGTTGCAGTTCCGCTTTTCTTGTGGCTGCGAATAAATTCTGCAATTTGAACGTCCAATGTTGTAATATCTTTTTGTTCTTTAGCCATTCTTACTCCATTCTTCTTTTTTGAGCGATTAAACGCTCGAGTTCCAATAAAGCCTTTTCCGCATCCCCTATTGAGGAAGCTTCCTTCACTTTATTTCCAATTTGTTGACTTTCTTTGCGAAGAAGCTCACGATTCCGTGTCGCTTCTACTTCTTCTAACTCACCATCTGCTATCTCATCTGGTAAATCTTCTTCTAACATGCGGTACCAGGCGTGCTGGACCCCTTCAGGCTGCTCGGATAGATCCTGAGAGGTGACTTCTCCATTTTGACAGAGCAATTGATACAAGATCTGTAACTCCGGCGTGTCGAAGGTAAAATCAGGTCGCAAACGGTAATCATTGAGGACCATTGGAAAATCCTTCATCCTACTTAATAAATGATTTTCCGCCTTGATCAAGCGCGTCATCCCACGATTCGGCAGGAGCTCCACTGAAAAATTCGACGTTTTTGATCGTCCACCTTCTTGCGCTTCTTGCCGTTGATGCAAGCGACTATTATTGACAATCTGCTCAATCTGCAAGTAATCAAAGTCCGGCAATAAATCGGCCAACTTATAAATATAGGTGTTTTGCGCTGTAATAGAACGCGTCTGAGCGATCATCGGTGCCAACTTTTCGACAAACTCAATTTGCGCTTGCAAGTTCTCAATATACTGGGGTTTCCAGTAGTGCATCAAGAATTCAACCTTACTGATCCGAGAATTCTTCAAGAGGGTAGCTAGATCTTCTGGGGACGTCTTTTTGAGGTACTCATCAGGGTCCATCTGATCTGGGATACGGACGATCTCCAACTCCAGATCCTGCAAGACATCCAAGGCCTTAGCTGTTGCTTCAAGCCCTGCCTTATCTCCATCATAGGTCAAGATGACCTTTTTAGTAAAATGAGACAGGTGCTGGACATGCTCTGGTGTCAAGGCTGTCCCCATAGAGGCGACTGCATTTTCTATCCCAGCTCGATAAGCTGCAATGACATCCATAAAGCCTTCCATGATATACATTTCATGTTTCTTTTTGGCGCTCGTTTTGGCTTGATCCAAATGATAGAGTTCATAACTTTTATTAAATAGACGGGTACTACGACTATTCTTGTACTTGGCTTGATGACTACCATCCTCCGTCATTTTCCACAGCCTACCAGAAAAGGCAATGACCCGTCCACTATCATCCGTCAGGGGAAACATGATCCGATCCTGAAAGGCATCAAAAACCGTTCCAGCATCTGAGATTGTAAACAAACCTGAATCGGTAATGACTTTCTCAGAGAATTTCTCAGAGAGATTTCGATAGAGATAATTTCCTTCTGCAGGTGCTAAGCCCAATTGAAAATGTCGGATCACCTCATCCGTCAGACCCCGTTCATGCAGATAGTTTCGCGCTTCTTCCCCCATCTTGGTCGTCATCAAAATCGCCTGATAAAACTTACTAGCTTCCTGATGAATCTCATAAAGTTCTTGGTTTGGATTGACAGACGCTGGTTGGGCCGGCCTTGCCTGGTACTGAAGCGCAATGCCAGCCTTGTCTGCTACGATCTGGACCGCATCCATAAAGGCGACTCCACGGTAGTCTTCAATAAACTTAAAAACATCTCCAGAGCGACCACATCCGAAACAATGGTAAAACTGCTTGTCTTCAACGACATTAAAGGAAGGAGTCTTTTCACCATGAAAAGGACATAGGCCTAAAAAGTTACGGCCAGCCTTGGTCAAAGAAACAACTTCTCCAATAACTTCAACAATGTTTACACTGTTTTTAATTTCTGCAATTAGCTCTTTATCAACCATAAACAGTGCCTCCATTTTACCATAGATTATCACTTTATATTTTATACTAAAAGTTAGTAAAAGTAAATTTTTTCCTACCGATTTCACACATAAAAGAAAAGATTTTCAACCTTTATCACTAATTTTAAAAAATGAGGCATATTCCTTGTCAGTCGAATATTTTTCCGTTATACTATCATAGTAAAAAATTATTATGAAAGGACATATTTAGGATATGTTAAAAGATTTGAAAGCTTTTCTCCTTCGTGGGAATATTGTTGACCTTGCTGTAGCAGTCGTTATCGGAGCTGCATTTGGAGCTATCGTAACATCACTTGTTAACGATATCATCACTCCACTTATTTTGAAACCAGCTATGAAAGCTGCTGGTGTTGATAAGATTGCTAATTTGTCATGGAACGGTGTTGCATACGGTAGCTTCTTGAGCGCTGTGATCAACTTCCTTGTTGTTGGTACTGTTCTTTTCTTCGTAGTGAAAGCTGCTGAAAAAGCTCAAAACCTTGGTAAAAAAGAAGAAGCTGTCGAAGAAGAAGCTCCTGCTCCTACTCAAGAAGAGTTGCTTACTGAAATCCGCGACTTGCTTGCAAACAAATAATCAGATAAAAAGATCCGATCTTCTAGTTAGAAGGTCGGCTTTTTTTCTTCAATTTTTCTAGAGAAACAAAAAACAGACCGAAGTCTGTTCTTGTATTCAATTAGAATTTTTTACGTTTACGAGCTGCTTCTGATTTACGTTTACGTTTTACAGAAGGTTTTTCATAGAATTCACGTTTGCGTGTTTCTTGAAGAGTACCAGCTTTAGTAACCGCGCGTTTGAAACGACGAAGAGCATCGTCAAGAGATTCATTCTTACGTACTACTGTTTTTGACATGTTTTTCACTCCCTTCAAGCCTAAAATCTTAATCATTTTATCACACTTTAAAGGTGCTGTCAAGATCTTTTAAAACTTTTCTAACCTTCCTAACCTTCATGCCATTTCTTTTTTCCGACTTTTTCATTCTTCCTATTTTATGATACAATGGAAACAAAGAAAACCCTGAAGGAGATACCATGTCAGAAATTTATGATATTACGATTGTTGGGGGCGGACCAGTTGGTCTGTTTGCTGCTTTTTATGGCAATATGCGCCAAGTTAAAGTCAAACTGATTGATTCCTTACCTCAACTTGGAGGGCAACCAGCCATTCTCTATCCAGAAAAAAGTATCCTCGATGTACCCGGATTTACCAATTTAACAGGTGAAGAATTGAGCAACCGCTTGATCGAGCAAGTCAAACGATTCGATACACCGATCTTCCTCAATGAAACTGTAGAGGATATTCAAAAAGAGGGCGACCTCTTCACTATCACTACTTCTCGCCAAGTGCATCAGTCTAAAGCCGTCATCATTGCCATGGGTGGCGGTGCCTTTAAACCACGTGCTCTTGATATCGAGGGGGCTGAAGACTTTGATAACGTCCACTACCACGTATCAAATATCCAACAATATGAAGGACAGCAGGTGACCGTCCTTGGTGGGGGGGACTCTGCTGTGGACTGGGCTCTTGCTTTTGACAAGATTGCTCCAACTACAATCGTTCACCGTCGGGACAACTTCCGTGCCTTGGAACATAGCGTAGAAGAGCTCAAACAATCTTCTGTCAGCATCAAAACACCATTTGTTCCTAGCCGCTTGATTGGCGAAAATGGTCATGCCACTCATCTTGAAATCACAAAAGTTAAATCCGATGAAACCGAACTTATCCCGATTGATCACTTATTTGTCAACTATGGCTTTAAATCTTCTATCGGAAACTTGAAAGAATGGGGTGTAGAATTGCAACGCCATAAAATCAAGGTGAACCAAAAACAAGAAACCAGCCTTCCTGGAATTTATGCCTGTGGAGACTGCTGCTTCTACGAAGGAAAGATTGATCTCATCGCTACAGGTCTTGGGGAAGCTCCAACAGCCGTAAACAATGCCATCAACTACATCTATCCAGATAAGAAAGTCCAACCAACGCACTCAACTAGTTTATAATAAAAAAGGCCTTTGGCCTTTTTTAAATTGAAGTCAAACTATTTTAAGTTAATCGATTCTGCAAAGAAGTAAAAATGAGTTCCTATTTTTAGTATGAATCAAGAAAATACAAAAACTTTCCGCTGTGAGAAAAGTGCCTGAAACAAT